ATTTTGTTGCGATGGCCGGAAGTACTTATTTTGACATTTTTGGCAAATTGTAGAATGAATTGTAGAAAAAAAATTAAATTTGTTCTACAATGTTCTACAAATTTGAATTATGGCATTACTTTCAGGCAAGGATTTGGAGAGGTTAACCGGCGTCGCTCAAAAGAATTTATACAACTACAGGAAGCGTGAACATTTAATTAGAGATGAGTCAACAAAACTTTATGACGATCAAAATATTATTAACGCTGAATTTATTCGAAAGTTTTCTACAACCAAGGACCTAGTACATAATAACCAACCAAAATCAACCAAAAATTCTACAAGATCGCAACGAAAAACATCAAAAAAACAGGGTGTAGAATCGAAAAAAGACGATAAAACAAATGGTTCTTCAGTAAACCTAACAGAGTATTCCCAATTAAGTCAGGAAAAATTAGAGCTTGAAGTGCAAATCAAGCGCGCAAATCTGGCAAAAAGTGAGTTGGAAATCAAAAAAAAGAGTGGTGAACTTATCGAATTATCGGAAACTATTAAGATAATCAAAGATTACCAGGAGAATAGAGATAAGAATTTGTTAAGTAATATGAGTGTATTGATACAAGATTTATGTACAAGGTACAATCTTGGTTCCGAGGTTGTCGGAAAATATAAAAAGAAAGTTGTAGATCTTATGAACAAAACAAACTCTGATACATTTGAGGAGTTATCAAAAAAATTAGTACTATGAAAAAATTAAAAAAAACAAACCAGGAATCTATAATATTAACTATGCATATTAATAGCTATGTAGCACGTGATATATTTTCTGATAATCCTACTTACAAAGAAAAAAGTGTTACTATTCTTCAATTGATGAAATTACATGAAAAAATTGTTTTGGTTGAATTTATAGAAACTGAAAAATATTTCGTTACTAGTTATGTTTTTGGATTAAATAAGTAATGGAATTCAAGTCAAATAGCGTAAAACTCCTTGAAACTCTCAAGACAAAATTCGAGTATCTAACTCCTGTTGATTGGGCGGAAAAAAATTATTACTTAACGCAGCAAGTGAGTAGATGGCCTGGTTACGTAGATTACTCACGCACCCCTTACATGAAAGAAGTAATAAATTGTGCTATGCCGGATAATCCAGCACAGGTTGTATCAATAAAAAAATCCTCACAAATGGGTTTTTCCATAGTGGGGATTTTTGCTATTCTAGGTTGGATAATGGACCAGTCACCGGCTAACACATTGTTTATAACAGAAACAGATCAAAAAATTAAGGATCAAATGCAAGGTCCTATATCGAATATGATCAATAGTTCTGGCCTTGCAGAAAAAGTTGGTAACCATAACATTCGTGAACGTTCAGCCAAAGGACGTAGGAAATCTGCAACTGGAGATACGGATGCAGGAATAAATTTTGGTGATGGCCGGTTGTACACCTGGTCAGGCCAAAATATTGGTAAGCTTTCTTCTTGGTCAATAAAGTACGGTATATACGATGAGGTAGAGCGTTATAAGTTGTCTGATAAACAAGCTGGTAATTTTTATCGAATGATAGAAATGCGCCACAAGTTTTTCAAGGATGATAAGAAAATGTTTTTTATAAGCACTCCTGAAATTAAGCAAATGTCACGCATTGAACCTCTATACTTAATGGGAGATCAAAGAAAGTATCATATACCCTGCAAATGTTGTGGAGAGTACATCGATTTAAAATGGAGTTGTGATCCGGAGCACTTGAAAGGTAAATGTGGTATTGTTTACACCCGGGACACGCAAGGTTTTTTTGATAGGTCAAGTGTTAAATACCGTTGTCAGAAATGCGGAGAAAAATTTAATCAAACTCATGTATATGATTGTTACGATAAAGATTTAGGCAAATGGATACCAACAGCTGAACCTAAAGATTCGACATACAGAAGTTATCATATATCATCATTGTATTCACCTGTTGGGGCTGATGATTGGACCGTGTTAGTTAGAAAGTGGTGTGAGATACATCCGTTGAATGGAGCGCCTAACTTGGATGATTTGAAAACATTTTTTAACCAGGACCTTGGTGAATGTTGGGATGCTCCAGGGTTAAATGTTAACATGAAACATATTATGAATAACATTCGACATTATGATGTTGGTGTTGTTCCCAATGCTTTAAGTGAACAGGATGGAAATGGAAAAATAATAATACTCACATGTGCAATTGACTTGAACGGTTTTGTAAATGATGGTAGGTTGGATTATGAGGTAGTAGGATGGTCAGAAAGTGGTTCCAGTTATATGGTAGATTATGGAAGTATAGGATCATTTAAAAATTCAAGTGCTACTAGGCACATGAAAAAAGAAGAAAAAGAGTTATATGAAAGTACTAGAAAAAAATTGGGATATGATATTAAACAACCGGAAAACTGTTTTACCGAATTTGAAAAGTTTATAATGTCCAAATTTTATATATCTGATGATGATAGCAGGACCTACCAGATAGTTATGCATGGTTTAGACACCGGTCATTTTACTGTTAATGCATACGCATTTGCTGATAAACATACTAACATTGTAAAACTAAAAGGTAAACAGAATAATGAATTTACAAGGATTAATACAACTAAATATTATTATCAGCAATCATCCAAGGTTAATAAACTTTATCATGTGGAGGGTGATATTATTAAAAATGATTTGTATCAATTATTGCAAATGGAATGGTCGGAAGAAACTGGAAACGAACAACCGGAAGGTTATTTAAATTTTCCCAGGCCATCAAAAACTCATGATTTAATGAAAGATTACATTAAGCATTACGATGGTGAAAAAAAAGAGCCTAAATTAAATGCAGCTGGTACGGCAGAGGCTTTTCGGTGGGTAAAAAAACATACTACATCACCTAACCACATGTGGGATAATCGCGTTTATAACATGTGTGTTAAGCAAATATTTACTGAATTTGTCTGTAAAAGTTTGAAAATTCCTGTTAGTTGGACTAACCTTATTAATGTTTTAAAACCACAGAGTTAATTTTTTTTTAACTTTGAAATAAAAAGCGTATGACTCAAATAATTAGTTGTATAGATTATATCAAACTCTCTGATTCAGCGGTTGAAAAAATAAATCGAATTGATGAAATAATTGAGAAGTTTGAAGACGCATTGTTAAGTGATGATTTTGAACCAGGCCTCCAGCAATACCGGCTAGATACAGGACAAACTGTTGTTAGTGCTACATTTCAAGATACATCATCGATTTCAAGAGCGATCGAAAAATTGGAAGCTAGGAAATATCGAATTATTAATCGCCAGGTTGGGTATCGATACGGGCTCAAAGATGGAAAAACAATATTACCATGTTAAAAAATCCATTTGCAAAAAAAATAACACCTCCTTCCTGGGAGGATCAAATAAAATCGCATTCAATGTCTTCTTTTAATGAAACTGAACCTGAAGCATATTCAAGATACGGACATGCGATTGAAATATACTACCCTGTAGTTTCAGAAGAATGGGATGGAGAAAAAACCATTGGTGAGCTTGGTGCCCCTATAGCATATGAACCTAACTACTATAATTTAAGCTATAGAAGTTGGCAAGCATATACGGAAAGTGATCTTGCTCAAATACTTGTTAAAACATCATTGAATTGGTTTGTTGGATATGGGCTTAAGCTGCAGGCGGAGCCAAACGAAAAGTTAATTCAATTTGAAGGGTTTAATTTTGACAAGCAAATGTTTGTCGAAGTTGCAGAAAATCGTTTTAGATTATTCGCTGATACACAAGATGCGAGTTATTCTAAAATGGTTAATTTCAATAAAATTCAAAGGCAGGCTTATTTTAGCGCTAAAGTTGGAGGAGATGTTCTATGCATAATGAGGATAGGCGATGATAATTTACCTAACATTCAATTGATTGATGGTATTAATGTTTGCAATCCGAACAAAGATCAAAGAGAGGAGGCAAGAGCAAGAGGTAACAGAGTAGTACATGGTGTTGAGTTGGATTCAAAAAATACACATGTAGCATTTTATGTACGTGTAAAAAAACCTAATGAACCGGTATCTTATGAAAGAGTTGAAGCAATAGGTCCTGAAAGTGGAAGGGAAGTTGCACATATGTTATATGTCACAGATCATAGGATTGATGATGTTAGGGGAATGCCATATCTTTCGGTTGTTCTTGAAAAAATGAAAAAGCTTGATAGATACAATGAGGCAATTGTTGGAAGTGTGGAAGAAAGGGCTAAAGTGCCATGGTGGTTCGAACATGGTGTTAATTCAACTGGAGAAAATCCGGATTTAAGCAAGCTTCAGCAATTTATTTATTCCGGACAAACTGAAGACGGGCAGGATAAAAAGATAGTTGATATGACTTCGCAAACTACTGCAATTAGAAAGACATTTCAAAAGGAGCCTTATAACCTACCGATCGGAAGTACAATGAAGGTATTGGCTGCAGCCATGGAAACTAACCAGGAAGCATTTGTTACAGGTAACTTTATTTTTATGTGTGCTGCATTAGAAATGCCTTACGAAATGGCACTTATGAAATTTGTAAATAATTTCTCTGCTTCAAGAATGGCATCGCAATCATTTCAACAGATTATTAATTTAAAAAGAAAAGAATTTAATGATTCATTTAACCAAAAGTTTTATAACCTGTTTTTAGATGTTCAAATATTATCTAATAAAATACCAGCTGAAGGTTATTTTACTGCTAGGAATAGAAATGATGTGATTTTATTGCAAGCTTTTAGAAAGGCTCGTTTTGTAGGTCCCAATGTACCGCATGCTGATCCTGGGAGGGAAGTTACTGCACTCGTTGATCAGATTAATAATAATTTATTATCAAGAGAGAAAGCAATGGAAAGATTAGGTAACGATTCAGATTTTGTTGCTACCGTGGAAAGGTTGGCTGAAGAATCAAGAATTCTTGGTGAATTGTTTCCGGAACCTATAATTGAAGAAAACATTAACGATGAATAAGTTCATTTTTTAGCAAAGTCAATTCATCATTATTTAAAGACGATAGGAAATCAGAAATGTTCTGTTTTTTTATCGTTTTTATTTTTATCCTGATAGCTGATTGAATAAAATAACTTCTGCTATCGCCAGATTCATTGCGATATTTCTCCATTTCATTGTATAAATCAACATCCATCGATATACCTGTCGTAATACTGCTGTCCATATTGTAATTTAATTTGTTATAAAATTATTACAAATATTTGGTAAATAAAAATATTGATGTATAGGTAAATTTTACATTTGAAATAAAAACCAATGAAATTTTATCTAGATTCAACCACCAATAACTGGATTGTTCAGAAAAAATCAGGTTTCCCGGATATGAGGGTAACACCTGGATTTTACAATCTGGAAATAGCACAGGCTAATGATCATGTTAGTGTGTATTTAAATTCAAATCCTTCATTAATGCTTTTTGACGATATCGATGTTACAGATATTGAGAAAAATGCAGCCGGTGAATTTTATGCAGATATTGATGAATTCTTAACTGCCTCGTCAGATTTTTTCGTTAGGGCCACCGGAGGCGGTGGCATTTCGAGCGTATCACAAAATCATATATTCGATTCAACAACGGAGCGTGATGAATATTTTGATCCTACGTTACCTTCAGGAAATCCAACGGATAATACAAGTGAATTAATAACAGGTGTGCCTATAATTGTTAACGTAGGTACGCCGTCCGTACCTGATGTTCAATTTCAGGTATGGGGAGGAACAAATGATCCAGCAAGTTATGATAATACGTTGTGGGTTAATGCGGGACAAATAAATGTAAGTGCTGCATTATTTGGTTTGCTAACAAATCTAAATAACATAAGCACAACTTACATTCCTGTTAAAGCTGCTACTAACTATGAAGATAGTTCTATTAGGGAAACATCAACCCAGATAATATCAGATAAAGAAATTGTTACTACTCCAACCTCAATAATCTTTGGTCAAAATGGAGCTGAAATAGCATCAAGTGGACAAGCTCTACTATTCGAAGGAACAAATGATTCGGATGCATTTATAATAATGAATGCTTACGAGCCTTTGGTTGGTTCACAGACTTTTTTTAGATCCAGGACCTTACCTCGAGGAGAATATACAATTCAGTCATTAAAGAATGTTACAAGTTCTGATAATCCTTCATTTACATACACTGTAAATGCAATTGGTTCAACTTTAACACCTGCTATCGATGATGAGGATAGAAGGCACACAGATCAAGTTACAGTTGAATCAGAAAATACCGGAGAAGCGACAGTAACATTTAGAGAAACCGATCAAAATGGAAAATTACTTCGCTTACAGACCGTTAATTTTACAGCTGACACTGAACAATCTATTAGCTTAGTAAAACCTATTTGTTTGGATGTAGGAACCGTTGTTCATGTATCTGTAACGGGAACTAGTACAGCAATTCAGTTGAAGGGAACAACAATAAGTTCAAAATTTGCACCTTTCTTAAAAATTAGATCTTACCTGGGATACACGGATAAAATTGCAACTGAAGATACCATGAACTTGTTTTCTTCTGAAATCAGGGATGCGTTACAAACTTTAAGTGGTACGAATAGACTTGATGCAAGTTTTATTCAGAATATACCATCTGCTGGTCTAGATGATGATGCAATTCATGATAACGTAGCTGGCGAAATAAATGCTATAACGGAAAAAACAACGCCAGTTGGCTCTGACATTTTAGTCATAGAAGATTCGGCAGATTCGAACAATAAAAAAAAGGTTCAAATAACTAACCTTCCATTTACTAACATAACAAATGAAAATGTTAGGGATGTTATAGGTAATACGTTAGTTGCTGGATCTAACATTACAATTGATGTTAACGATGCAGCTGATACCATAACAATAAATGCTTCAGGTACAGGTGGTACAACGCCAACGCCTGTTAGTACGGATTTGAGATATGGATTATCAGCATTAAGTGATCCTTCGTTAATAGACTTTGGATCACTAATAGATGTGCCTTCACCTACCGATCCAATAACAGTGTCTACTGGTACAACTAGCGCTGGACAATACTTTCATATTTTTTCTTCAAATACGCACGACATTCAGACAATAACTGATACAGTACTTCAGCAGATAGTTTACCAAGAAGGTGGTACAGGAAACATATTCACAAAACAAAGTGATGTAAGAACTGAAGGATCAATAACCTATGACTCATACACAATAGGTCCTTTGAATGCAGGAATTGATGAAGATTACGTTTTAGCATTTTCTTAAAAATTAAATCATGGCAGATAGATCGATATTATATAGACTACGTGCAGCCCTACAAGGTGGTAAGGTTGCCGTCGCACAAGAAATTGAGTTATTATCAACATTTATTGGTGTTATAACCGGTGTAAATAATATAGAAGACGCTTTAAGGAGATTTGACGCAACAGGTGTAGGTGCAGACTTATTTAGTTTTACTGGTGCATATTCAGCACAATCTTCTAATATTACAGAATGGTTTGGAGGAAAACAATTAGTACGAATGCGATGTACTGGCCGTGGAGGTTCATCACCTGGTCAATTAAATTTTGACTTACCGGGTACAACTGCTTTAAATACTGCATTTGATCAGTTATCAACACTTGGTATCGAAGAAAGAATAACATTTATTATTGAATATACGGGAGATGCAAATAGTTTTATTAGTATACGTCCTCGAATATCTCCAAGCCCTCAAATTCAAGGAACGACTAATATTTTGGTGAGAAGTGGTGTTGCTGCTACAATAGAAGTTACCAGAAAATCCGGAACAATTTCTGATTACGTATTTTTAGCAATTGGTTTAGTTGGTGATGTTGGTGGTGGTGTCTTGGGAGCAATAAGGCCAATAAATCCTGCAACTGCTGTTTGGGATGCTTCAGACAATGGTCCTTTACCTTCACAGGTTGAAAAAGGAAATGCCTTTAAAGTGGTTAATGCTCCTAGCGATGGTACTGGAAGATTTGGTGAAGTAATGTACAATGATGACTATATTGTATGGCTTGGAGAGACTTTTACAAGTTGGTCGGCTGAACCTCATCAATGGGGTGTTATATCATTTCATGATGTTCGCAGAATATCCGCATTAGAACAAGATTTTTTAACAGAGGTGGAAGTTACTTCTGTAAGTGATCGAAATAAAATAATAAGAGGTGCAAACTATGCTGATCAAGCTGGTGAAATACGAATGAAATTATATTCAACACTGGCTGGTTATAGTGCTGCTGATCTTAACACAACTGGTGATATAGATGAATACCAAGATGCTAGTTCACAAACTGCATTTTTAGCAATTCGGTTAACAGGTGTATTGTCAGCAATCGAAGATATATTACCGACACTGTACGTATATGTTGAACATGATTCTGTGTTTACCAGACTTTTAAATTTACAAGATGACTTTACTCATGAAGGTGATTTTGTTACTGAAAGTGATTATTTGTCAACAACCACAATTAATTACGCTGCAAATGATGTTTTAAGAATTTACGTTGGGCAAGTATTAGATCGATATAATATTCCTTCTTTAGATATTTACCAAAACAATTTGAGCGATAATTTACAATCATTAATTAATAATACTCACGGGTCCGGTAACGTAGATAGTGAAAGGTTAAGAGCATTAGAGAGCAAAATGGATGCTTTGTTTCCATTAACACCGGATGTAACTATACTTGATGAATGGGCCGGTGTTATTGGACCGGAAAGAACAATTCAAATTGTTGATATTACACGAGGTTATTCATTAATTGCAGACTTTAGAGATGCATCAACTCGTTATGAAAGTTCTGATGTTGTATACGATGATACTGGTACCAATGTAATACGATATTCCGGGCTATCAGATAATTTATATAGAGCGTTCGGTTTTAAAGTAACGGCACCTTCGGATCAAATACTATTATGGTTAGTAGATGGTGCCACACTCATACCATTTGTTGATATGACATCAGCTGGCAATTTTAGAATTAATAGCTATACAACAGAAGTTGGAGAAGATGAAGTGGTAAGAAATCAATTTCATTTTTTAACAAGAAGTGGTACGGAGGTATTGGCTGCCAATGATGGAAATGTGTCAACATACACAATAACTCCATTTCCATCAAATGCTAGTGACACATCCAGAATGATACAGATAGATCCTGACATTTTTGTAAACGGAAACGACACTCAAGCTGCAAGAGGTTATGATATTAATTTGCCTGCAACTAATACAGCACAAGATCGACAGACATTGTCTGCATCTGTTTTTTTAGGACCATTGTATAACAACAGAACTGTTGATATAGTCATTGGATATACATTGAGAGTATCAGGTAGTGATTTAATAATTGATTTCGAATTAATATCAGCACCTTCAGATGTAACAATACGATTAGATTCGGTTGCAGCAATACTCAATTATACTGCGCCTGGTGCTACTACAAGAGTTGATAATTTTGTTGTATTGCAGGATGATAATGGAGATTATACGTTTACAGGAGAAAATGAATTGTTAATAACATTTCATCCTTATTCGATAAGTAACTCTATGAATGTTGTTCCAGTTGTAGTGGGCTCAACAGGAGATCCAGATGAACTAAACGATTTATTAACACCAATTCCGGGGCATAGTTTTGAATCGGTTGAGATACCTGACACAATTGATTTTAGAACATTTTCTCCTGATCATTTTTTAAGACATTCTGATCTATCAAGTTTGTTAGAAAACAGAAATGTACAATGGTGTTATGGAATTTCAAGATTATTGGATGTTCGAGATTTATCAATAACCGGATTAGTAGATTTTACAGGAGGATTAAATATAGATGGTAATCAAGCTGTGTCAGTTGTTACAGGTACAGCTGCACCAACTGTTACACCTGATTTTGTTGGTCAAATATTTGTTGATACAACAAGTAAGGTAATTTATATTGCTTCTGGAAATGGAAGTTCAGGAGATTGGGTTCAGGTTTAAAAAATATAAAATATTTATAGTTAAGGCCGTTACGGTTAAATAATAAAAATAAATATCCAATACATTTGATAAAATAAAAATTAGATAATGCCAAAAGAATTATACATTTATTCACCAATATATGATTTCGTTGCAGAAAAAGTTGTTAGCGAAATGAATGCTATTGGTAACGATGAAGATATTACAATTCGATTAAATACACCTGGAGGTTATACAACAGCTGGATGGTCTATTGTTAGTAAAATGGCGGAAAGAACTGGTAAAAACAATATAATTGTTGATGGTCAAGCCGCTAGTTTTGGGGCCCTAATGATGGCGTTTGGTGATCATGTAACTGCTAAAGATACATCAGAATTGATGTTTCATAAAGCAGGATTTCCCAGCTGGCATGAGCCATCGGCGGAAGAACAAGAAAGATTAGACAACATTAATAATCAATTTAAAGGAAAACTTAAAGCTAAATTAAAAGACAACGATGTATCGAAATTGTTTATGAAAAAAGTTTTTCAAAAAGATGTTAGAAACGATGTTTACGTTAGTCCTAAGGAAGCTAAACAAATGGGAATTGTTGATAGCGTTGAAACATTAACACCATCAGCTTTTAACACTAAGATTCAGGTAGTAGCAATGGTTGAATCAAAGCAAGAAACACAAGCAAATAATAATACCCCAAGCGGGGAAAATAATAATTCAAAATTAGAATATATGGATTTACAAACACTGAAAAGTAGCCACCCTGCTGTTTATCAGGCTGCCTTTGAAGAAGGTAGAATTCAAGGAAACACAGAGGGTGTTGCTAAAGAGAAGGAACGTACGACCGCATGGGCTGTATACATGGACGTTGATCCTAAAAAAGTCAAAGCGGGAATTGATTCAGGAAATAATATATCATCTGTTGATTTTGCAGAGTTTAATTTGCAAATTGCAAAGGATCAAGTATTGAAAGCTCAAAAAGATGACAATCCTGGTGATATTGATACCGATAAAGATAAAAAAACTACAGAGCAGTTAAAGGAAGAAGAAAACAAAGCTGCTATGGACAAAGTATTTGGTACCGAAAAAAAGGAGGGTGAATAATGCCTACTGATGTAACAATTAGAAATGCTGATCGTAATCAAGCTGCATTTGATTACCAGTTTAACAGGTTAGTTATTGGTGAGTATACAACCAAGAGGTTAACTTACCTTAATAACACTAGTGGTGTGGATAGTCTTGCTATAGGTACCGTAATGGGTATCGTATCTGCTACACAAAGGTTAGTACCTTTTGATTCGACCAATACGGATGGATCTCAAAATCCTGTTGGAATTTTGCTTGACGAACTTACTGACATAGCTGATGCTGCAACCGTTGCTGATGTTATTTATTTAAATGGTGGTGAAGTAAATTCCAATCAATTAGTTTTTGATCGTGTTGGTGATAGTTTAACAACTACCGTTGCGGTAGGTGGTGTTACAAAAACTGTTGAAGATTGGTTAATAACCAACGGTAATAATTTTATTTTTAGAGGAATCACAGATCAAAGTTCATTTGATGTTTAAAATTTACAGATATGCCAGTATTTGATTTACGATATGCAATGAACGAGTTTTCCAGTAGAGTACTGGAGCGCGTTAATATTACACCAACAGTTGATAGAGGTTTTGCAAACTTCTTTGGAGAGCAGACATTAGGTACCCGTGGGTTTAATTTTTGGGTTCAGAGACAAGGTAGGCCGGTGGCGGTTGATATAAATCCATTTGAATCCGGAAACTTAAATTCATTGGATAAAGCAACTAATCAATTTTTTGAGCCTCCTACTTATGATGAAGCTATTGTTTACAGTGCATTTGATGAATTTGAAACTATTATGATGGCTGATGACAGCCGTGTTGATGGAGAAATATTCAGAGCACTTGTCGATAAAACGGCAAATGAGATGCAAATGGTACTTGATAAAATATCACGTCGTGAAGAACTTCAGAGAGCCCAGGCATTACTAACGGGAATTGTTACCTTAAGCAATGGAGATAACATTGATTTTCGTCGAAGGGCTGCTTTGTTAGTGGCGTACAATGCGTCATTTGGTTGGGATGTTGACACTAATAATCCTGAAGCTATTATTATCCAGCTCATCGAAGCTATGATAACAAACGGTTCTGTTGATGCGACAACATCATTGAATTTAATTGCGGGTTCTGAAGCTTTGCAAGCTTTTAAAAATAATCCTATTCGGAGAGCTCAAGGTGATATTAAAGATCAGGTTTTTATGAACCTATCGACCGGTCAACCGATTAACGGACTTACACCACAAGGATCATATTCTGCCGGCAATTATAATGTAAACCTATGGGGATATACTGGATACTATGATGATCCATCAACAAGCACAACAACCCCATATATGGATAGCAAGAGAATTATTATTCTTCCTAACACCGTACCTTTCGAAATGGTGTATTGCGGAACCAAAGGGTGGTCTGATGGCATTGGAACTTCGCGTGATGCGCAGCCTCGTATTATAAGAGGTGCTAGAAATTTCTATGAGATTAACAATGTGCGCGCTGTAACCAAAGAAATGGGTGTTCGATCTGCTTTTGTTGCTTCATTAAAAGAAGTTGATTCTGTTGCTACTGCACAAGTTGTATCTTAATTTATTGTTATGAAAAAAGGACAAGTAATTTGCTTAAATATTTCCCACAAGGATGGGACACAAATTCTTAATCATAAGGATCTTCTAACTGAAAATGATGTTCATGATTTTGATTCACTGGTAAAAAGTGGTCATATCAAAGAGTTGTCTGATAACGACTATAAAAAGTTGAAAAATCCAGATACAAAAGATGAGAAAAAACCGGAACCTGAAAGTAAACCGGAACCAAAGAGTGCTAAAAAAGTAACTAAATAATGCCTATTGGTAATTTAATTCAACGAGCGAGGAGTGACGCGCGAAAATTTTCGCTGCGTGGCTTCTCTGTTGAATTAATGCTTACACCTGGCTATTCAGGATTTACATTTCAATCAGGGTTAGCAATACCTTATGTGGATGATACTAATCAATTAATAACAGGTGTGGATTTATCATCTGCTGATACAGTAACCATACAAGGATTTGCACAAAGCAATAGATTAGAGGTTGATCCTGAAACCGGTTTACCAATTACGGGTAAAACATCATTTGCTTTTTTTAGTGAAAAAGAATTAAACACTTTAGGTTTTGGTACTAGGAATCAAAGAGGTGATTGCATTGTTGAAGGTTGGTTATTAAGTTGGACAGATAATTTGGTAAGTAGAATATATCGAATTGGAAATCCTAGGCCAGATGAGACAATAGGAACAATACTTTGTACATTAACTGATTACGATGGCTAACATAAATTATCTTATCGGAAAATCAAATATGGAGTTGGTTAGGACTCAAATAATAGCAATTTTGGTTAATGAGTTTTCTAATCAACGTACATTATGGAATGCTGAACCTGATGGTGATGAAAAAACATTAGCATTAAATAGTATTCCAACACGTGTTTATGAAGAAAAGTTTGGCCGTCCTGGAGATTTAGATCCAATTTATTGTAATGTTGTATTGGCAACTGCGCCTCTTGATGGCTTAACAGGAATTGAACAACAAACTGATGATACTAAATATTATATTGAATTTTATGTTAGAGCAAAGGATAACGCTACATCAACAGGGGATAGGTTAGCATCATTGAGATTACAAAGATTGGCGATGATGTGTAGACATATATTGATGCATGCTTCTTACCTGACATTAGGATTTGATAAAGGTTTTATTGGTTACCGTCGTGTTACGGCACTTCAAATTGCACAACCAAATGAAGGTTTAGACGCTGGTAATTACATTAGTGGACAAATGACGGTTACTGTTAAGATTCTCGAAACGCAAAATAAAATTGAAGGTGTACCATTATTGATAAGTGACACGGTTCATCTTGTCAGCGATGACGAAACTAAAGGTTATTATTATCAAATAAATATTTAAATTATGACTGTAATAAGCTCGGCGGTAAATGAAAATGTGGTATCCGCCATAGTGGGATATGATATACAGGGGATTTTGGAAGATCTAGCACCTGGCAATTTACCGCAAAGAATTGCGGTTATCGCTGAAGCTAATAACGCTAATCAATCTAATTTACCCGATTCTATCAATTTCACAAAAACCACAGATATATCTTCTGTTATGGGTTATGGATCTCCAGGTTATTTGGCTGCAAGGATATTGCGTCCATTTGGAGGCGATTCATTGGGAAGTATACCGACAATTATGTATCCAGTGGCTGAAGCTTCGGGAGCAGTTGCAGCTTCAAGAACATTTACTATAACCGGAACTGCAACCGGTACAGCGACCCATTTAATACGTGTTAACGGACGTACATCTCTTGATGGTGCAGTTTATCAGTTTGTTGTTGAAACAGGCGACACTGCAGCTGAAATAGCGCCAAAAATAGAAGATGCAATCAATAACGTAATAGGTTCGCCTTGTATTGGTTCTGTGTCAACTAATCAACCTGTTTTTACTTCGAAATGGGCCGGAATTTCCAGTGAAGAATTAAACATTGAGTTTGTTCAAAATGGAAATTCAGTAGGTATTACCTATGCACAAACAGCAACAACGGCTGGTGCTGGTGCTCCTTCAATATCTACAGTATTATCATTATTTGGTGAAGAATGGAATACACTCGTAATAAATTGCATTGGAACTGATAGTACGACATTGGATGCGTACGAAGCGTTTAATGGAAATCCAAATGATCGGACAGGAAGATACGTTCCAACTGTATTTTTGCCATGTAAAGTATTTAGCGGATCTAATGACACTACATTGGCAGAGTATACAGCTATAACCAACGCTCGTAAAAATTCTGAAACAAATGTTATTGTACCACTTCCAAATACTAAGGCATTTACATTTGAAGGTGCTGCTGAAACTGTATTTTACTTAACGCCATTGGCTCAAAATACACCGCACAGGGATTTAATTGGAACAATATTAACCGACACACCTGGCGCAAATAATTCAGGTGATTTTTCAGATCCAGGGTTGAGAGATTCAATATTAAAAATTGGGTCCAGTACTGTAAAACTTAATGCTGGTAGGTATGAAATAGTTGATTTAGCAACAACATCACATCCTGATGATGAGCCTCAAACGGCTGTACTTTATAGATGGGTTCGGGATTGGATTATTAATATGAATATTCGTTACAAGTATCTTGTATTAGAAAGAATTCATGTAGTCGGAAAAACATTACTTGCTGATGAATCAGAATCAACGCAAACAAATACAATCAGCCCAAACAGGTGGAGATCTAAGCTAAACGAATTAGCTGATCAATTGGAAGCCGATGCTTTAATTAGCTCTGCTCAAGAGATGAAAGATTCTATTCGTGTAGGTGTTTCTAGCACAAACGCAAATAGATTTGAAACTAAATTCAGGGTAACATTAACCGGAGTAGCTCGTGTTAGTAGTACTACTTCGCAGTTTACATTTAATTTTGGAGGATAAAAATTATGCCAGTATCAGGTGATTTATTAACGGCTTCTGTAGAGCATGACGAACTAGGCTCCAGAGTATTTGAAGCAAAAAGCGGTGAAGATTTTATATACGATCCAGGGGGTCGAATGTCAGTTGATGATGATGCAATGATTGGTGCACAAGGTACCGATATCGATCAACAACAACGAAAACGATGGACTGCTGAATTTACAATTATACTAACTGATGGCGATGTTGATTTTTTGCAATCGATACAGCAAAATACTTTGCCAGGTTCATGGACCTATTCGCATATAAGTGGCCGTAACCGTGTAGGCACAGGAAAAATACGCGGTGAAATAAAAGCAAATCTTCAGGCTGGTACCATATCCTTGAAATGTTCAGGAGGTGGAACACTAGCTCAATTAACATAATAATTAAATCGTTGAATTATGATGTCTAAAAAAAATGAATTAGAATCTTCAAATAATTTGGAATTACCAAAAGGCGCACTTATGAGTTATGATGCTGCAGAAGCTGAACTCGAAGCTTGGTTTAATTATCGTAAATTAAGACACGACAAAAGAGCCGAAGATCAGGATAGTGATTTTTATTATTTTCGCGATCAATTGATAAAATGCTTTATGTATGGCCAGTTATCATTTGATAATGAAAAAGGAACACTGTATCAAAAACTTGATTTTCCTTTGGAATCTGATAAAGGAGAAATTGTATTAACTGAAATAGTGTATAAACCTCGTTTTTCTCAAAAACTTGTTGAAAATAACAAAAAAGGTTTTAAATCAACTGATTCTGAAGCTCATTTTCTATCGTTAATTGCTGCGTCAACTGGCAAGGATGCAAGAAAAATATTATCACTTGATACAGTAGATTATACTGTTGCAAAATCTATTTCAATTTTTTTGGCATAGACAACCAGTATGAGCACGAAAGTTCAGTGTACGTTGTGGCGTGCGAAACTGGTTTTACAAAAAAAGAAATAGAAGAATTGTATTATGATAATATAGATCAAGATGGTTTGTTCTGGTATATAGAGCAAATGGAAAAACAAAAAGAACGTTCAAAATCTACAGAATAGATGGGTGTAGTTTACACTGTAAATACCAAGTTTGACGCGATTGACAAAATAAGCGCAAAAGTCGATAGAATTGAAAAAAACGTTAGTTCTCTTGGTAATAAAGCTGTTGCTGCATTTAATAGAGCCGATAGGGCTTCTCGTAAATTAACCAGATCTGTAGGTAAACTAAACAAAGTATTTGGCGGGCTAGGTATTGCAATGGGTGGAGCTGCGGTATTTGGTGTCGCCAAAAATTTTGTTAAAACATTTGCTGATTTTGAACAGGCAAATGCGTCACTGGCTTCGGTGATGGCCGGCGCTACCAGGCCGGAACTAAACAGACTTCAAAAAGATGCTGAAAGGTTAGGAGCAATTACGGCTAAGAGTGCTACAGAAGTTGTTGGATTGCAGGAATCATTTGCACGTTTAGGTTTCAGTACGGGTGAAATAATAGATATGACAGAATCTACTATCAATGGATCTGTCGCAATGCAAGCTGAATTAGATCAAACAGCTACCTTGGTTGGTGCTATGGTCAGATCATTTGATAATCTTGATAGTATAAATGCTCCATCCATTCTTGATGCTATGACCACAGCTACACAAAAATCTGCTTTAAATTTTGAAAAATTAGAAACTTCCTTACCAATTGTTGCGGGTGCTGCAAACGCAGCTGGTGTAGATTTTAATAAACTTTTAGCGTTACTTGGTAAATTATCGGATGCTGGTATTGATGCAAGTTCAAGCGCTACATCACTAAGAAATATATTTATAGAAAGTGCTGCACAAGGTTTAAGTTACGATCAGATTTTAGCGAAAATTGTAAAAGAGCAAGATAAACTAACAGCTGCGAATGATGAGTTTGGTAAGAGAGCTGCTGTTTCCGGTATTATTTTAGCAAAAAATTTAAAACAAACTGATCAGCTTGCAGAAAGTTTAAAAAAAGAAGGTACAGCGCAGGAAGCTGCAAATAAACAATTGAATACTTTAAAAGGTCGTGTTACCCTATTGGGGAGTGCTTGGGAAGGATTTATATTGAGCATTGAAAAAGGAAATGGACCCTTTGGAACATTTTTAAAAAATGTTGTTGAAACTGCTACTGAATTGCTTGCAATCGCATCCGGCACACAAAAGGCTAAAGAGGAATTAACCAAGCATCAATTAGTTATTAGACAGGCTGCTGAAAAAGTAATTAAATTCCTTAAAGTTATGAAATGGCTAGTGATAGCATTTGTCGCGTTTAAAGTGGCTGTTTTAGCTTCAAGAGCTGCATTAATAGCTAGTAACTTTATCAGATTTGTTGCTGTGTTTATGAAGATTGCTAAGGCAAAAGGTATATGGACAGCTGCTCAATGGGCTTTGAATGTAGCTTTAAATGCAAATCCTGTTGGATTAATAGTTATAGCCATATTAGCATTAGTAGCAGTTGTAACTATTATTATTAAAAAATATGACGAATGGGGAGCTGCTGTAACATTATTGTTAGGCCCGCTTGGTTTTGTAATAAATCTTGTTCAATCATTTCGAAAAAATTGGGAATTTATTGAAGCTGCATTTCAAAAAAAGGGTATACTTGGTGGAATATTAGCAATTGGAAAGGCAATACTTGACGCTATTATATATCCTTTTCAACAATTGCTGGAATGGATTGGAAAAATACCTGGTATTAACATTGCCACAACCGGGGCGGAAAAACTTGAAGAATTTAGACAGGGATTATTTACCGCTGAAAGAGAATTAGTTGGTAAACCTGTGATGACAACACAAGCAAGTGCAGCACAAGATCAAATAAAACGAGAAGAAAAAACTGAAAAATCGGTTGCTGAATTATTTATTAAAGGTGAAGGTAATCAAGCTTTTGATTTAAATATTCCAGCAGGTTTTCCAGTCCAAGTAACACCAACTAATTGATATGTTAAATAAAACTATATTTGAAGATGGTAATGGAGGCCAATTGGCCTTTAGAAATAATGATATAGCTACAACTAATTCATTATATGTGTTGGCTTATATTCTTATGTTTGGTGGAAATATAGAAGCAAGCACGCAAGCGGTTGTTGCTGAAAACCAACTGTTTTTTGACTGGTGGGGAAATGACAGAACACAACCATCAGCTACGTGGATAAATTCAGAAACGGAACGAACATTAACCGGTATTCAATTAAACAGTAGATCAATAGAATTAATAACGCAAGCTGTAAGAAGAGATGTTAGGCCTTTAGAAGAATTTGGAAATGTAGATGTAACTGTTCATATAATACAATTAAATAAAGTTCAAATAATTGTATCTGTAGAAGAACCAAGCAATCAACAAAACCAAATATTAAATATAATCTGGGATACTACAAGAAATGAAATAATCGAAAACATTGTTATATAATGAGTGTAACAGTACCTACAATAGAAAATTTAATTAATCAGATATTATCTGATAAAGCTACTGAATTTGGCGTTTCATTATCAGATTTGGGCAGAACAATTAATGTTGAAACAAAAGTTGATGCTGCTTTAAACTACTTGTTGTATTTAACAGCTGCTAAAATAAATCGTAACATTTTTCCTGATACCGCAGATCGAGATGAATTACTAAGGTGGGGTAATGGATTATTAAACAGAAATCCTCAACCGGCAATAGCTGGTCAATATGTTATCGAAGTAAATGGCAATGTAGGTTCAACTATACCGGCTCAAACAACATTTTTAGCAGACGATAATTCAAACGCGCCAGGTTTTTTGTTTGTTGTAGATTTAGATTTTACTCTTACAACTACAACTGACACTTTAACTGTTAGAGCATTAACACCAGGTTTAGACTCAACTTTAAATGTTTGTAATACTTTGACATCAACACAACCTCTTACAAATGTTAATGACCAGGCAACTGTGGATTCAATATCTGTACAACCTTCAAATGAGGAAGATATTGAAGAATATAGAGAAGCTATATTAGAAGCTTTGCGTTTAGAACCACAAGGAGGTTCACCAAGTGACTATCGATTATGGGTATTAGATGTTCCTGAAGTTCGAACTGTGTATCCTTACGTTAAACTAAGTGAATTAGGAACTATTCAAATATATGTTGAAGCAACACCACAGAATTCTGTTGGTATTCCTGGCCAGCCCTCACAGGCTACAATTGATGAAGTGTATAAAGGGCCATCCGTTGGCGTTCCTGAAAGTGGGGCTATAGTTATAAATCCGTTAAATAACCGGGGTCGAAAACCTTTAGGTGTATTTGAGATTGAGATATTTCCGGTTGATCCATTGCCTGTTGATGTGAATTTTACAGCACTAAGTGATACGTCTAGTCCTACGTTGACATTATTGAGAAATGCAATAACTGAACTGTTATTTAATGTTAGACCATATATAGCCGGTGGTGATAGTTTATTAACCCGGAATGATGATCTTACAATCGGTAGATTAATATCAGCTGTTATAGCAGTTCTTGACGATGTAGGAGCAACATATACTAACCTGACAATGGATGTAGACGGAAATGAAGTTGTCACATTTAATTTTGATAATGGCCAGTATCCATACTTAAGAAATATAACTAATGACGGATCTCCAGTTTAAAATAAATAAGCTTTATTCATTGCTTTACCCAACCGGTAGAGCGTGGAATTATGTTCGTGAATCAGGAGCTAGTTCCGGTCAAACAGAAGTATACACAGATGGTTTAGGTGTTCCGTACACCGATGGTGCAGGCCAACAATATACATTTGTTATTCCTGGTGAATTGCCAACAACAGGGCTTAATTATGTTTCATCCAAATTGCAAGAGTACATCAGATCTTATGAAGCCATATTAAGTAATTTAGATAGTGTATTACCCGATAACAATAATTTTGATGAAACAGACGCTATTAACTGGGAAAGAGTTTTTCAAATAAAAAACACTCTCACAGATTTAGATCAAAGAAAATCAAGAATAGCACAACGTATATTTCATCCTAACGGAATTGAAGAAAGAGGCACTGCGCAATTTTTAGAAGACCAATTGCAGCTAGCAGGATTTAACGTATATGTACACGAAAATAGATTTTTTAACGGAGTTGATGGCTACCAAACAGCATCAGTTGGAAATGCTGTATTGAATGAATTTAATTTGGGAACAATAAATCTTGGTGGTGGTACTATAAGTAACTTTGAAGTAGTGGCAAATTATTTGGAAGCTTCAAAAGATCAAGTAACTTTGACTAATGATACTCTTAAGCTTACATTTTTTGTAGGTGGACAATCTTTTCCGGCACGCGCAGATGTTCCGGCTGAAAGAAAAAATGATATAAAAGAATTAATATTAAAACTAAAACCGGTTCAAACGGCTGGTTTATTACTAATAGATTACGTATGAGAACACTTGCATCGCAGACAGGTGTAGAGGCACCTAGTTTGAACTATCCAAACGGAAGGGTAGTAAATGGACAAACATTATGGTCAGAAGAAATTGTTGGAGATTGGGTTCAGTTTTTTCAAAAACTTTTAATTGATTCAGGAATAACGGAAAATGATCTTCCGGATAATGTAGATAATGGATATCAATTAATTGAAGCATTAGATGCCTACACAAGAATACAAAATGCTGTTATTAATATACTATTTAATAGCGGATCATTGGATGTTAATTTAACAAATGCTCAAAGAGCTGTTTTTGTAACTGGAGGTGGAGCTGAAGTGTTAAGAATAATATTGCCAAATCCTGGAATATTAAACAAAGGAAATACAGTATTTATTAACATTACATTAACAGCAAATAGCGGTCAAGTTGTTGCCATATATTCTGGTTCTACATCAAATTTGTTGTTTGATGACACATCGGGTGAGGCATTAAGATATACATTTATTTACTACTCTGATGGCACTCAATGGGTAAATGTTTTTGAACCATATCAAGGAGCTACAACTTATCTTGGAATGTGGAAATCCGCAAGCGATTCAGATCTAATAGCTGGTAGTTCAAATAAGGTAATTACTTCAGATAAGTACGCCTCTAATACTGTACCCGGAATAGTAGAAAAACTAACAACAGCTGAAAAAGACAGTGGAACTGCTGATAAATATGTTGATGGTGCCTTACTTCAAGATTCATTGTCAAACACGAAAACAGTTTATGTTAATATTGGTGATTGGGATATGAATTCTGAAGAGAATCTTGGCGTGGCTCATGGTATTACTAATTATAAAAATATCAGAGCTGTGTATGTGATGATTAGAAATGATTTGGATACTAACTATACACCGTTAGAACGGGCTGGCGAAATATTTCAAATAGGAACTACATCTATTGGTTTAAGAAGGGATGCAGGTGGTATTTATGATGACGCAAATTACGATTCTACATCATACAATAGAGGATTTTTAAAAATCGATTATATAGTTTAAGGAGGCATATAATGGCAGAATTATTTAATGGGGCCCTGGTAACACAGGTAGATGTAGATCAAAGAATATCGTTTAATAAACCTGGTGTTGGTGGTTCAGTGAATCAAACCGTTGAGAATTTTATAAATCAAATACAAGGTGCTCAACCTGTAATTGCTACATTGAATAATTCTCAATTGAACGCAGGAGATAACTACAGTATTGTTATCCCTCATACAAATAACACATTGTATGTAAGAGCTACAATTTTTGATGATAGCGGTATTGAAATACCATCAGCTGGTATATTTTCCGTACCAAATTCAACCACCGTAAGATTTGAGTTCAATGGTCCAATTACAGGGACTTATAGATATATTTTAACATTTTACGTATGAAAAAATTACCAATTATTTTATTGCTTTTTATGCCTACCTTATTGTGTGCTCAAAGCCGATTTATAATTAGGCCTGATACAGTAAAGCATATTGCAAAAGGAAATGATAGCCGTTGGTACCACAATTCTATCAGCAATAGGTATGAATTTGAAACAAACTTAACCAACTTTAATTTCGATAAACCAATATTAGTAAATGGGTCGCCTATAAGTATTGACTTAACAGGTGCAACCGATGGTTCATTGTTGTATTCAATGTCTGAAGATGTTATTTTTAATCCAGGATTAATATTTAATCCAACAGGTACAAGTGGTCCAACACTTACATTAACCGGTACAAGCGGTGTAGAATTGAATTTAAATCCTGGAACTAACCAAACATCACTTATTGAAATTGGAAATGGAGGGAGAATTAGAAGTGTAAGTGATGATTCCGGAATAAGTTTTGTTCACGAAAACAGTTCAGGTGATCAAGCAATGATGGTGTTTACTAATGATGATGGAATTGAGTTTGATGTTGAATATACTCCGACATTAGGGGGCATTCCAATTACATTTAGACCTGAAGTTCAATTTAATGATACAACACAATTTTTAAGGCCAATTTATGTAAGTGGAAATTTGTTCAACGGATTGGTAACAATTCCTGATCCATTGGAATTGGACACTATAAAACCAAAAAACCTTGTCAATCAAAATGGTGAATTTTTAAATATATTGACAGATGATGAGATAACTATTGGCGTAAATGATGGAAGTAGTTTTAGTGATTTATTGTTGCAACCGGATCAATTACAGTACCAACCAAATGGATCTCCTTCTTCATCAACTATAAGCAAAGATTCAGCTGATTTTATAATGCCCGTGGTTTCACCACGGGTAAAAGCAGATACTACAGAATCCGTTTTATGGCATAAATTAAACATGGTATATGAAGCTTGGGACAGTGTGCATGTGAGTAGTAATGAAATTATAAATGGAGATTCTATTAACTTAATAAACGATCAAAACACGGTACTTACAGATGTTATAATTAAATATAATTATTCTACAGCTGCATATACAAGTAGCACTTCAGATTCAATATTAATAAATACAAGGTATAACACTGAAGATCAAAAAATTGGATATATAACCGATAATTTACTTGAATCCGATGCTAGTTCTTATTCTTCAGCTGCAATAAGTACCGGTAAGTCAGATGGAATTTTGTATTGGATTGATTTTCCATCAGGCAAGTGGTCAGGTGGTTCTGGAGATATGATATTATTTTATAAGTACAATAGAACACCATGAGGATTATTATATTACTTTTTATATGTTCTTTGTGTCATAGCCAAATATCTAATATAGCGAATGGTAATTACATTCATAACATGAATGGTAAAAAATATACTATGCGTGAATACTTTGAATTTATAGAACATAACAAGAATTTAAAAAATAAGTTTGATCTTCCTTCATTTGTATCGGTAACAGACTTTGGAAACATAGAAAGTAACACATTGCAATGTATCAATAAAGCAATTGAATATTCCAGCAAAAATTCTGTTGAATATGTTTATTTGCCTATTGGAGAATATGAAATTGACCATCGCATAATAATGCGAAAAAATGTTCATTTAACTGGATTTTCAAACAAAAAAAGTATAGTTAATCAAACAAATAATCAAGTAACTAGTGTTTACTATGACATATATGATGAGAGCCCAGACATTAATTACACTATATCCAATTTGTGTTTAAAAGGTACAGGTTATTATGATACTTCAGGATATTCAAATGATCCTGCCGAAAATGGAATATATTTGTCGAGTAAAGTTAGGAATTCATTAAATAATGTTGTTATTAAAGATGTTATAATCCAGGATATAGATGGTGCTGCAATATTAAGCATTTATGCAAATAATACATTATTTGAAAATTGTGAAGTTAGTAATTGTAATTATACAGGTTATACCTCTGTTTCAGCGATTTGTAAAATAGTAAATTGCAATACCAATTACACCAGAACATTTATAGAAAGTGTTTCATCATTTCATCATGATACCTTGACTTATTCTGAAATGAAAATAACTAATTGTAGTTCTAATAACTTGTTAGGTTACGGAATAAAGCATGCCGGTGGGGATTGTGTTATTATTGATAGTGTAAATATTTCAGGAAATAGAAATATAAACCTTGATCAATTGCATAGCGAAGCATATGGAGTGTTTTTAATGTCTGATAGTATAAGTTACATCATACCTGTTGATTCATGCGTTATAAGCAATTGTAACATCGATTACATGAGGGAAGGTATATCTATTAAACAAGATTCAATATCCGCTGATTATGGATATTTAAAAATTAAGGAATCTTCCATTAACAATACATACTATTCCGGAATTCGTCTATCTATGTATGATGAAAATTCGAATGACAGTATTGTAGTTAAAAATGTTTTTATGGATAGTATAAATAATGGAGGTGCTTATGCAGATGGCGCATGTATAAGATTGGACAACGTTAATGATGTACTTATAACTAGTAATACCGCAAAAACTGTGCAGCAATCAGCATCTAGATCAGCGCCACTTTATATTACAAATTCAACCGATTTAATAATTGAAGATAACAATTTCACTAATGAGTATCCAGTTTCAATATGGGTAACACCAGACAGTTCAAGTATTTATCAACTAAATAATTTAGGAATAAATGGATTTCAAGAATTTTAAATTAGTTTTATTGGCATTACTGCCAATAATTGGATATGGACAAGTGAGGACATTTGAAGGTGATAATATTTTGGATCTGCAAGATGATAATTTTATAATAAGTTTGTATGCTCCTATAAATGAAATTTTTATTGATAGTTTAGAAGCTTGGTATCCGTTTAATGGAAATACTAACGACTATTCCGGAAATGATCATAATGCAATAAATAGCGGTGCGTCGTTAACTCATGATAGGTTTGGTTTTGAAAATTCAGCTTATAGATTTATATCATCTGAAAATGACTTTATGACCATTGACACTCTGTTTTATTTAAGATATAGATGGTCAATTAGTGTATGGCTACATCTTGCTGATACAACAACAGAAATAAATCATACTGTTGTTTCTGACAGCGCAAATAATAGGGCTTACTGCTTATCAATTACAGAGGGTACTCCAGACTTATTAAGTTCAAGAAATGAATCGGTTTTATTTACTGTAAACACAGATAATAAATTAAATACATGGAATCACTATGTGGTATCAGTTGACTCCAACACTGCCAGGTTTTACATAGATAAAACTCAAATTGGTTCAGATCAATCTATTACAGCTGATTCTTTAAACTGTAAGTTTATCGGAGTTAGAGATAATTTCGGTAATAAAATAGAATATTTTGACGGGGTAATTGATGATATAAGGCTTTATACAAAGGCATTAAGTCCATCTGAAGTTGCGGAATTGTTTCACGAAAAAAGATAAATATTATGAAAAATCTAAATTTTAAATTGTACAAAAAACCTGATGATGAAGAAGAAGAAAACAATAATGAACCTTATACACCAAAACCAATACCTTAGTGTATTATTGTTTATTTGTTACGTTGTGCCTTATTTCCATAAACAAATTAATATAAGCAGTGAGGTTGCCGATTTAATATATGGAATAGGCACAAGTTTTTTTATTGGTTTTATTTTAGCCAAGAATCAAAATCAGAAGTTAAATAAGGTTATTGGAATATTTTTTATGACATTAAGTGTCATGTTGTTGATAAACAATGTACTTAAATATACAGGACATGAGTACACTATTACTAAAATATTAATATATGTAAGTATATGTATTACGACTTTATATGTTTTATTGATTTTGAAACGGCAAAACTAGATATTTACGATATAATTGTTATTGTTATCATGTTTCTCGGATTTTATTTTCAAAGGCGCGAATATTCCACAAGTGGAATTCAAAATAAATTAGATAAAAAAGCTGATTATAATTGGGTAAAAAGCCAATTTGAAAACATTAAAGAATCTCATTCAGAATATAATGAGGAGGTAAAAACGTTATTGGAAAACATAAATGAAAGCGTTATAACAGGAAATAATTTTACCAAAGAAAAATTAATTACTTTTGAAAAGATATTGGATAGAGAAATCCATCAAAGTGAAAAATCCAGGGACCAGGTAAATGAAAATAAAACTAAAATTGAGTTGATACAACACGATTTATCAAAAAAAAAACTGGTAACAAATGAAGGTAGGAATTAAAGAATATCACAAACCAACACCAAAAAAACTTCGAAAATTAGGTGACGCATTGCTAAGTGTTAGCACGGCTATAACGGGAGCTGGAATAGCGTCCGACAATGACATTTTGGCCTATGTATCTTTATTTACAGGTATTGCAGGCAAATTTTTAACTAATATGTTTTCTGAATAAATTAAATTATCATGAAAGTAGACGAGAAAAAAGTCAAAGAATTTGGTAAATGGATTGATGAAAAAATCGATTGGAAAAAAATTACCAAAAAAGATGTAGTTGGTGGTATCCTGGATGCAGCTGACAATTTTTTGATCCCGCAATCATTAAAGTATCTTAATGATTTATCGGAAAAATTACCGGAAAAGTATCAAGACAATTTAAATCATTTGATTGACGCTTGTTTGAAAGAAGATCCATCTATTGCACTGAATACTATTCCTAATTTGATAACCGATATTGGTGATATTAAGGCATTAGACGATGAATTAGAAACTCAATTTGTTGCATTGCTAATTGAAGCAGTGCTACAGTTAATTGAATTCTATTTTAAACGGAAATTCTAATCTAACCAAACCTAGTTTAAGCTACTTCGAAAGGAGTAGCTTTTTTTATTTATATAAAATATATTTGCAAAAGATAAATTTAATAATTACATTTACAAAACCAAATATTTGTTAAACTAAACAAACAAACATGGAACAACTAAAAAAAACAAAAATGGAAGAAAACGAGTTTACCTCAATGGTAAATTTATTGTACGAAAGAGGTTGTTTTGATACTATTTATGATATAGCATACAGCTATGTTAAAACACTAAGATCAGACGACTTAAATGATGTGGAAAAAAAACAATTTAATCAGCTTAAGGAAAAGCTGAAGGATAGTCCTAAATACGTGCATCGGGTATTCGCGGAAAAATATTGATTTATGGTTTATGTTCACTTAAAAGGTTCTTGTTAATTCAAGAGCCTTTTTTTATATATATTTTTGGAAATTATATATAAAAAAAGTATTTTTGAATAAAATATATTTATATGAGTACAATAGATAGGATATCAAAAAATCTTAAAAGATTAAGACAACAAAACAATTTAACCCAACAAAAATTAGCAATAAAAATGGGTTTATCGAGTGCAGGAATCATTAATAAATGGGAAAACTGTAAGGCTGCACCTGAATTTTCTTACATAGATAAATTATGTGATATTTTACAGGTAGATGTTGTTGAATTTTTTAAACCGGTAAATTAATATGAAAGAAATAGTAAAACTTAACCAGGAGGTATCGATTGCTAATTCAATAATTGAAACCGGGAAAACTGTTGATCACAGAATTACTAAACTTAATATAGATAATCTTGTGGCCACTGATGAATCAATTAAGTCTATTAAGACAACATTGGCTGAATTAAGAAAAGAGATAAAAGAGTATACAAGTCAAATGACACAAATGAAGAAAAAAATATTATCTCCATTTGACGACTTAAAGGACATTTACAAAGAACACGTTCATGATAAATATAACAGTGCAATTACAAAACTTGTCAAAAAACAGGATGATTTTACACAAAAAGTATTGAGTGAAAAACGTGCTAATGTAAAAAAAACATATGATGAATTATGTATAGTTGAGGAGATTGATTTTATTTCATTTGAAAAATTTCTTGAAAATAATGATTTGGATATACAAATATCCAAAACAGAATCTTCATACATAACAAAGGCTAAAAAGTATTTGAAGTCAATAAATGACAGCCTGGAGCTTATAAAAACAGAAGAATACCAAGCTGAAATACTTATAGAATTTAAAGAAACATTAGAAATTCAGCAGTCAATTGTTACTGTTCGAAATCGCAAAAAAAAGGAGCTTGAAGAAAAAAACAGGATTCGATCTGAAAGATTTTCAAAAAGGTATCTCGAAATGATTGAATTAGGTTTTAAATATGATGAAAAATGTAAAAAATTTATTTCAGATCTTGCAATACCAACTGACTTTAACATGGAATGGGACCATATAGGTGATTTAAAAGAAAATGATTACATTGAGTTTAAATCTCAATTAAAATCAATGTTTAAAGCCCCTGATAACAAAGCAACTGTTATTGAATCTCCTGAAGAAAAACAGGTAAATGTTGTTAATATGCCTATTAATCCTCTTTTGGAAGGCGTAAAAAAACCTGAACCTTCTACTGTTAATGTGCCACAAGTAGAACAAATAGTACAAGCATCATTTACTATTAAATCAACTGAAAGTAAAATAAGAAAGTTGGTGGAATACATGAAAACAAATAATATTGAATACAAAGCACTAAAAATATAAAATATGTCGAATTTATCATTAAGTAATTACGTAAAAAAAGCAAACGTAAACCATTTTTTGGAACAACAATTGGGTTCTAAAAAAACTCAATTTGTCTCTAATATGCTCGCATTGACTGATTCTGATAAAATGCTTGCACAGTGTGATCCAGATAAATTAATAAAATGTGCAATGAATGCAACGGCATTAAATGTATCATTAAACAAAAATCTTGGACATGCATATGTTATTCCTTTTAAAAATAAAGATAAAATAGAACCTCAATTTATACTTGGATATAAGGGTTTTATTCAGTTAGCCATTAAAACCGGTGAATATGAGCGATTGAATTCTGTTGTTGTAAGATCTGGTGAAATAGAAATAAATAAATTTACCGGTGAAGTTAAATTTTTAGGTGAAAATCCTGATGGTGAAATTGTCGGTTACATCGCATATATGAAGTTAAAAAGTGGATTTGAAGCTAATTTTTACGCTACAGAAAAAGAAATTGACAATCACGCTAAAAAGTATTCTAAATCATACCAATACGATTTGAAAAACAAAAAGAGAACATCGCCATGGTCCGATCCTGATGAACGTGAAAAAATGGCATTAAAGACCGTTTTGAAGAAACTTCTTTCGACATATGGTTTGCTGACACAAGATATGGAAAAAGCTTATGATGTGGATTTGAAAAAAGAGGTTACCGAAGATATTCCACATGAAGAACCAAAAGTTGAAAGTAATTTAGAATCAAACATCAAGACCGTAAATATTGATGACTTTTAATATGAATAAGTGTTGTTATGAAATATTAGGGACGGGAAGTTCGGGCAATGCTGTTATTTATTGGAACACCGTATTAGTTGACTGCGGTGTTCCATTTAAGGTATTAAAAAATCATGTTAAAAACATCGATTTTATTTTACTTACTCATCAGCACGGAGATCATATCAATTTAACAACGCTTGAAAAAATAAGAGATATAAGGCCTGCTATTAAGATAGTTTGCCCAGAGTATCTTTATTATATGGTATTACATTTAGGATATATAAGTGTTGTTAAAACGGGTGTTTGGTACAAAATGGGTAGTTACTTTAAATTTTCACCTGTTTTTTTGGAACACGATGTTAAGAATTGTGGATACAAGATGTTTTTTAATTATTCACATTTTACGCATAAAATATTTCACGCTACAGATTGCGCTCATTTGAACGGAATAGACGCATATTCTTACGATCTTTATGCGATTGAACATAATCATAGTGAAGACGAAATAATGCGTTTAATAGACGAAAAAAAGACAAATGGAGAATATTCATATGAAGAAAGATCACTCAATAATCATTTGTCGGAGGAAAAGGCACAAGAATTTATATTTAAAAATAGAAAGTCAGATAGCCAAGTGTTGAGGTTACATGAATCAAATAATACTTTGTAATGTACGATGTAATTTAAAATTAAATGAGTAAAATCGAATGGACAGACAGAACGTGGAACCCTATTATAGGATGTAGCAAGATATCTGAAGGTTGTAAAGAGTGCTATGCTGAAAAAATGGCATGTAGATTAGTGACCATGGAAAAAATGTATGATAGGTATAGAAATGTTTGTAATGGAAATAATTGGACAGGTCATACATCATACGTTAGAGAAGTAATTAACCATCCAAAAAAATGGAAAAAACCACAAAAAATATTTGTGTGTTCTATGGGTGATATTTTTCATGAATCTGTACCATTTTTATGGATAGATAGAGTATTAGATGTTATGAATGAATGTCAACACCACACATTTATAATATTGACAAAGAGGCCTGAAAGAATGAAGCTTTATTTTGAATATTTAGCTATTAATATAAAGGAATCGGGCTTAGATTCTATTCCAAGTCAATCAAAAAACAAATGGAATTATATAGATCCTTTACCTAATTTATGGATCGGTGTATCCGTAGAAAATCAAAAAACAGCAAACGAAAGAATTCCTATTTTATTAGAAATTCCTGCCGCTAAAAGAATTGTAAGTTGTGAACCATTGTTGAGTGATATAGAATTATCAGATGAGTATATTAACTTTTTGAAAGGATATACAACCGAAATGAGATGTTATGGTGGTATTCCGACTGAACAAAGAATTATAACAGCTAATTTAGATTGGGTTATAGCTGGTCCGGAAACTGGATTAAAGGCCAGACCGATGCAAAAAGAATGGATTGAAAGTATTTACCGGCAATGTGAGATTCATCAAGTGCCATTTTTCGATAAAAAGAATATCCTTGGATTAGATTTAAAACAATTTCCAAATGAGCAATAATAAATTAAAATTTGTTGTTATTTTATTTACCATTATATTGGTTCAATTATTAATGTCTGTATTTATTCCCTTTCATATATTTGTTGTTACTGAATTAACATTTGTAATTATCATACTATCGATTTTGGTTATCGATATAAAAACTCAAAAATCATGGAAAAAAAGAAAGAAAATATTCTGACGCTGTTAATTTTTTTAATGGTTTTTTTAATATCCGGGTATTTTCAATGGTCATTTTGGCCTGGAAATTGGGATGTTGGAATTAGAATTATAACATTGTTTATAGCTTTATTTGCTATAGCTGTTTATCGGGTCACTATTTGGGATATAAATAAAGTAGTTAAAAAATCTCCTGGACCTGTTAAAAAACAGATTGTACAAAACATTGGTCATCTTGCTTCAATGGAAGAAAAACGTCAAAATGAATCAAATGATTATCAAGTAACATATGATCAAATGATGAGTAACATAACCATTCAAAACAAGGAGTATGAACGTAAGATCAGAAATGAAAAAATATTAATGTTAAAATCGGAAAACATGACCAATGCATCTATTGCTGACGAGGTAAACATAAGTGCAATGCAAGTGGGTAGAATATTAAAAGAAATGGGGGTAACATGATAACTAACATAACTAACATTTTATTAAACCTGGAACCTGCACCTAACATTGCTCCGGTACCAACTGTGATATTTAACACGATTTTATTTGTCATAGTAATTGGTTTTGTAATTTGGTATTTTAAAAAAATTAATCATGAGTAAATATTTAAAAACTATTGAATTAACTCGTGAATATTATGTTCAGGATCACGATAATTATGGTATATTGACTATTGATATTGTTAATAAATCATTTGAAATATTCAGAATGCGTGTAAGAAATGAAAATTTCATACACAATGTTAAAATTTATGCAAACAAAAAATTGAAAGAAATGGCTATACAGGCAAATTCATCAAACAGAGATCGTGCAAGGAATGATAAAGAAGTTACTAAATTTAACCATTCTCCAGATGTCAATAAAATGTATGGTTTTACCGATGGTAAGTCAACTTATTTTTTTCGAAAAAAGAAAAAACGTGACGAACAGATGCAGAAAAAAATAGATTATTATTCACGAAAACAAATTGATAGAAAAGTCAAACTAATAAATCCTAAAAAATGAATTACAATCCTGAAAACTTTAAAAAATATGTAAGTAAGCAAGTACATATTTTTTACAATAATAGTGCTGGAAATCCTTGTGATATTGTAGCAAATATTACTGGATGCCATAAGACTTTAATAATAGCTGAAGTGGATGGAACCATTGAAGTACCAATTCCATTTGTAAATATAAAATACGTTGATTATGTCGAATAGAAAGGGTTTAATTCAAACATGTGATAATAACGTAAAAATAACTTTTTCAAAACCTTTAAAAGATTGCCAATACGCGCATGCAAAGGTTATTATAAATGATAGTATTGAAAAAGAAATAGTGGTATCTAACAACAAAAAAACATTAGTTTTTAGGGCTGCAAAAGCATCCGGTGTTAAAATTAAAAAGATTCATGTTATTATTGATGATAATAAAATTTGGAATAGGAGGTATAATGTATAGTGATAGATATGTTGACGATAATTACTTAATGCCGTATGGAGCGCATAAAGGTAAAAAAATGGCTAACATTCCTGATGATTACTTAATTCATATGTATGACCAGGATAAACTTTGGCCAAATTTACGTGATTATGTAAAACGAAATTGGGATGTACTTGCAGATGAAATGATAAAGCAAAAGAAAAAATAATATATTTGTAGTTCAAATTGTTTACTATCCCAAATAGGAAAGGTCGGTTTTCGACACGCCGGCTTTTTCTTCTTTTTAAGGTGTCGAATAAAATGTGTCGATGTATGAATAAGGATTCAGTTTATTTTCCTCATGATTCAAATGAACGTTTAAAACCAGAAATATTAAAGCTTAGAAGAATATTAAAATCTTCCGGTTATGGTATATACTGGATGATATTAGAATGCTTAAGATCTGCTCCAAAATATAAATTACCGTTAAATTGTTTGGATGAATTAGCATTTGAATTTCATGAAGCAAGGGAAATCATTGCATCAATTATAAATGATTTCAATTTGTTTGAAATAGAGAATGGAGAGTTTTTTTATTCACCCTTTTTAATCGAAAAAATGATACCATTAGAAACAAAAAGAAAAAAGCTTTCTGAAGCAGGTAAAAAAGGTAGAGCTAAACAGCTACAATTAGCAATTGACGATGCCTCTGGGGCCACCCCCACGGCCACCCCCGGGCAGAAAAGAAAAGAAAAGAAAAGAAAAGAAGAGAAAAGTAAAGAAGAATTATTAAAAAATAAACAAAAAGAATTTAGAGATGAAATTAATAATTTTATTTCCGAAGAATTCACTCAAGATTTATCCAATGGATTTTATAACTATTGGTCAGAACCAAATAGATCAAAAACAAAAATGAAGTGTGAATTAGAGAGAACATGGGATTTGAAAAGAAGAATAAATACATGGGTTTCCAATTCAAATAAATTTTCAAATAATTCTAACAAGCTTGTCCAGCCAGGACAGCACAAACTTAGATATCAATAATGGACAAATTACCTGATAAAAAAATGTTGAGGGAAGTTGATAAAAAAGTTTTAGGTACATTTTTAGAAAAAATGTTGGATTGCCTGGTTAAGGATTTTAACGCTCAAATGGCAGAAGATATTTTTACTCATACAGTGGACCAACTTATTAATTTAATCCCAAAACGATATCCATCTATAACATTTGGTGAGATGCGTGAAGTTTATTTGCAAATAAACGAGGGAAAATTGCGCGTTATTAAGCTTTCTGTACATTACCTAATGGATGCCATCACTCAATACAATAACGCGAAAATAGAGCGTAATAGGCGTAAATATGACGAAAAGAGAAAATACATACGTTCGCGTCGTGTTAATTGCGCTAATATACCAATGGGGAAAGCTTTAACATTTCGTTTGCAAATGAATAAATTAGGATTAAATAAATACAACGATAAAAGTTTGAAAGAACTTGCCGAAATGATACGGGACGGCAAAATTGATATTAATGAAGAATTAAATACCAAGTAATATGTTTTATCCTCCAGAATTAAAGCCAGTACAATATTTTGCAATAGATCCGGGTAAAAACGGGGCTATTGTTAAGAAAACAGATATATACCAAACATTTCCGCTTAAAAGGTTAGCTGAAGATTTCAATAATATGGTAGATTGGTTTCGGGAACAGGCTGAAATTTGTACAAATCCAATTATAATTGTTGAAAAAATAACAATTCATAGCCAGGATTATGATATTGATTCTAAACATCCTCAAAAAAGATCACAGGCAATAGGAAGGCAGATACAAATGCAAAAAATGCATGCTCATTACACTGAACTGATTTCAGCAATTAAGCTAAGTAAAATACCATATTTACCAGTTATGCCTAGGGTAATGCAAAAATATTTGAACTTGCAAATAAGAAACGAAGAATATAACATAAGGAAAAAAAGGTTCAAAGATATAGCTCAAATGCATGCACCTGGACATAGGATAACATATGCTAACTCTGATTGTATTCTTTACTTAGAATTTTTGTCAAGAAAATTGATGTATGAGAAAGAATGGGTTTTAAGGGAATTAAAGAAAACACAACATCAAAAAACGAATATATTTTAAGACATGGCAGAATTAAATTTAATGGGAAAAATACAAAACGGAACACCTATTGTCCATGGTTCGGAATTATATGAAGAATTTCTAAAGCAAAATAACAACAAGGATTTTTATCTTCGAATTATAACGGTTGATAAAAATAATTCTGAAAAATATGTTGATTATATTCTTTCATTGATTGTGCCTGCCTTTATTAAAGGATATCTTGCAATTGGTAAAATAATTAACACAGTTGACGCTATTAAGGAGATAAATGATTGTTGTAACATTTTAGTTGAAGAATCTAGCCGAAGAAATACAAGAACAGCATTTTATAATTTTAGAACTCGAAAATCTGATTGTGAATTAAATTCTGAACAATTATTGGCTGTTATAGAAGAATTACACATTTATTGTGCTGAAAATTTTAATATAATAGTTGGTCCTAAGAAGGCCATTTAATAAAAATAAATTATGAAAAAACAACAAATAGTAATTGATTTAAATGATGCTTACGTTGACTCATTGCAGTTATCAGATGGTGGATCTAAGGGTATGGAGATAACATATTCTTTCACGATGAAATTACAGGGACATATCTATCCGGTTCAGATAAGTGAAACAAGAGCTGTTATGCCAGCTCTTAGTTTGAGTAATGCAATTAAATCACTCAAATACGAAGTAGCTAAAATAGTCCAGTTAGATTACGTGCAAGATGCATATGAAATTCCTGGAACAGATCTTACTGATCATCAAAAAGCTATTTTAGATCAAAAATTTGAAAGTGCATTAAGTACTATTGAGGTTTTTGGGATAAGTTTTAAAGAGAAAAAAAGCGATGAAGGTATTACCATAAAGTACAAAAAGTATGACACCCAAGGTAAACCTAAAGGAACGTCAACCAGTTGGGTTAACCTTCAGACAGATGACTATGGAATTTACGAAAGCATTAATGAGAAAATTAATCTTATCAAAACTGAAATAAATCTTTATTTATCTGGTATAAAGTTTAGTGAATCAGCGCAGCTGGCTATTCCTACAGAGCCGGAAGATCAACCTGTTGCTAATCAAAAAACACTTGATGAAGGAATAGCTGAATATGCTGAAGATGCACAAGTTGTACATAGCGACGATTAATGAATTTGAAGAATGCCTTCAAAAGGGTATTAATCCATTATTCTGGCACCGATACATTAAATTGGTGCCAGAACTTCGGATAAAATTGCAATATAAGTTATTTGGAAATGCAGATTTAGGGATAAAAAATATAGTTAGAGCGAATGATAAATATTACCATTATTGTCTAAATTATTCCAGTTTTATATGTGAAAATTGCGGGATGCCTCTATATGCATTACAACATTATGATTGTTATTCATCAATTTATGTAAGTCATATAATCAGTAGAGGGAGTGATGCCAGAATGGCTCATGATCCAAGAAACCACAACATACTTTGCGCTAAGTGTCACAAAAAATGGGAATCTCCACAAAAATCTACGATGTTAATATGGATAGATAACTTAGTTGTTATAGAAGAATTAAAAAAAGATTACAACATTTTTTCATAAAAAAAGTAACAGAAAGTTTGCATATGTTATTTATTGTTCATATATTTGAAGTGAACATTAAAACATAAAGCTATGTATACTTACTACTACAACAACAGAATTATAAGTCAAAAGGTATTTAAACAAAATGTGCCTAACGGCTGGGAAAATGAAGTAAAAGAAAACGGTGAATATTCATATGGATATTATCGAGTAATTCAAGCAGAACAATTATATTTCTTAGGTAACTTATTGCAAGTAACATTGGATAACGGAAATGTTATTGAAATGAATACGTTTCCTGAAGAAATAGAAAATAATGAGCACGACTTTATATGCCAGATAAATTTTGCTATGGAATTTTATCCAAGCGATAAAATAGGTTTCGAACGCCATATGTATATGAATGGTTATAATGTAACTTTAACAAGTGATAATTAAGATAATGTAAAAACAAAACCACCCCGGCTGGTTTCGACCTCCGGGGTTGTGGTGGTAAAAAACACATAAATCAGTAAAAAATGAAAGCAAACACAAACAAACAATTGTTAGATTTTACTCCTCTCCAAAAAATACAGGACGAGCATGTAAAAAAAATAAGAAGGCATCGAAAAAAAATACAACAATTCGATAAAAATAACCAGGATTTAAAAAAACAAATTGATAAATCAAGATCAGCTTGGAAAGATTTTAATGAAAATGTTTTGAATGTTGATTGCGACATAGAACTATTCTAGTAATTAGATGTGTGCTTCAGCCCCGGACTTGGAAACGAGCCGGGGTTTTGTCGGTAAAAAAATAAAATATGGCAACTTCAAGTACGGAAAAAAAAGCATGGACAGTTATAACTCCAGCAGGCAATATCTATTGTGACTATGCTAGTGAAGCAAATGAGTATAAAAACCTATATAATTATTTAGTTTTTAAAACATCAACTATTAATAATAATTAACACAATATTCATGAAAACAATTTATTTAACAGACAAAAATTACGAATTGATTCCTTATCAATACAAGGAAATTGATGAGTTAAAAAAAGAATTGGAAAACCGAAATATTAAATTAGGCGACTGCTGCACCTTAGGTGACGACTGCGTCTTAGGCGACCTCTGCACCTTAGGCAACTTCTGCACCTTAGGCGACCGCTGCACCTTAGGCTACCGCTGCACCTTAGGCGAGTACTGCACCTTAGGCAACTTCTGCACCTTAGGCGACCTCTGCACCTTAGGCAACTTCTTCACCTTAGGCGACCGCTGCACCTTAGGCAACTTCTGCACCTTAGGCGACCGCTGCACCTTAGGCGAGTACTGCACCTTAGGCGACCGCTGCACCTTAGATTCTAATGTAGACTTAATTAATTCAATATATATTAATGGATCACGTTATCCATTAACATATGTAGGTAATAATAAAATATCAATAGGATGTAAATGCTATACAATAGAAAAATGGCGTAATGCTGGTTTAGAAATAGCAAAAAATGAGGGATACACAGAAGAACAGATCAAAGAATACGAAAAGTATATTGACACTATAGAATCATTTATAAAAATAAAATCGAATAACAAATAAAAAACATAAAAAAATATTATCAGGTTTGTTTCGACATTATTGTTTTAATAAAATGGACAGAATTACTTTTAATCAAATGTTTAAAGATCCTGTATTTTTAAATGGAGGAATCGAATTTTTTGGTAGTTTATTTTTTGATCTAAGATTATTTGAAAATATAATTACCATGAAGAATAGTAACGAAATAACTAATAATTTTTCAGGTAATGCTAATTACAAGTTACATTATTTGAGAATAAATGATATAATGTTTATATACGGAACATTAAACTATAATTAAATTCAAAATTAAGAATTATGAATCAGAATGAATTAATACAAAAAGTTGGAAAAGTAGTCAAAGAAATAAGACTCGAAAAAAACATGACACAATCGGATATCTCTGATAAAATCGGTAAGGACCGGCAGAGCTATCAGAGAATTGAACTTGCAAAAGTAAATTGCACAATTGGTTATTTAAACGATGTGTGTAATGGATTTGGTATTACCTTGGAAGAACTATTTACAAGAGTTTACGAATCATGAAAATAGTAATATCAACATTCTTGGTTGTTATTGTACTTATAGTTATATTTGTACTCATCAGAAGTCGTTTTGAAAAGCACAAAAAAAAGTACGATGATATAATAGACGAACATACTATGCGTTAGATACATATTCATTTATTTAAAGCCCTGGATAATTTCAGGGCTTTTTTTTATAAAAAAAGTAACATAATATTTGCGTATGTTATTTATTGTTCATATATTTGAAGTGAACATTAAAACATAAAGCTATGAAAACTTTAATAGAACAATCAATCAGACATGCTATAAGAGAAAACTTTAAAACAAGTGAAAAGTTTTATCCTATACAAAAATCTAATAGTGGTGTTTATCCAACTGATGAATTTTGTGATTCACTTCGAGGTTGGGTTGAGTTAGAGTATGACAATTGCGATGATTTAGAAAAAGGTGAGTTGTGCGCTTGGAAAAATATAGCTATTTACGAAGCAATAGATTATTTTGAACTACAAATTGGTGATTACGACGAAGATAACGTTATCGAGGACTATTTATTAAATAATATTTAATCATCAGTTTTATAAAGTTCTGCGGGATCCGCCCCACCTCCTTTCGAGGTCAGGGGCTTTGGTGGTAAAAACACATAAATCAACAAAAAATGAAAGCAATAATTACCTCGGATGGTTTTTACCTCCGGGGTTTTTTTATTAATAAAAATTTGTAATTTTGAAACATGCCTCGTTTAATAATAAATAATGATGAATTAATAAGTTACACTAATCGATTAGATCGATTAGGAAGTAATAGAATTCCATTAACAGTTAGTTCCACCCTAAATAATCTTGCATTTAAAATGAAGCAAAAAGAGATACCTGCATCAGCAGAAAAATCTTTTGATTATATAAGATCAAAATCATTATTTAGAGCAACAACGGGAGTTACAAAGGCGAGAGGTATGAATATCAGATCAATGCGTTCTGAAGCTGGTATTATAAAAAGAGGCAGATTATCCAAGGTATCTGAAGGTCTTGCGCAACAAGAAACTGGAGGATTTATAACAAAAAGGTATAAACCTGGGATTAAAACACGTCGAGGTAAAAGCGAAGCTGCTCGTATTGCTAGAAGAAATTATTTAGAATATTTGAATCCTGTTGATGCTCAAAACGCAACTGGAAGAAATTTTGTATTATATGCTACCAGGGCATTTAATGAGAATAGAATTATAAAGGTTAAAGGTTTTATAGGAAGGATTAAAAGTATTAGACGTAAAAGAAATGGACAAATAGATATAAAGATGGAATGGTTATATCGTGATATGAAAGGTCAATTAATTAATTTAAAAAAGCGTCCATTTGTAAAAAAAGCGTATAAAAAAACAATGAGAACTTTTCCAAATGTTTATATTAAACAAGCTAAAAAATATATAAAATGAAACTAATTGGAGAAATAACTACTGTCTTAATAAGCGATAATTCAGCAAACACTGTAAAATATGAAACAACAGTAGGTAATGAATGTGAAATGACTATTATTAAGAATAAATGTTGCATTGAATTTGACATAATTGTTAATAGTCCTAAAGAATATTTACATTTGATCAAAATAAAAAATTCAAGGCGTAAATGTCATTTTAAGTTTACCCAAATAAATGGTATTATTTATCATTTATCTGGATATGTTAATGGAGTTGTAAAAGTAAATATGAATAAATCTATAGCCACAATTAGCGCTATAGGCAAAATAACTGCTATAAATGACCTGGATAAATAGATTACAAGATATTCCTATTGAGATCATAACCGGTGATGGGGAAGTTTATAATCCAATATTTCGTGTGGTATCAAGCAGTTTGGTAACAAATGAATCCGTTTTTGAATTTATAAATATACCTGGTGCTTTGGTTCGTAGGGGTGAGGTTGGTTTGCGAACATATAGTTTAAATCTTCATTTTGTTGGAGAAAACAATATCGACACAGTTCAACGATTTATTCGATCAACATCTGATAGAAGACCTTGGACATTAAGGCATCCGTATTTTGACGAAGTATTGGTCCAGCCATCCACTATAAATGACGATTATTCATTATTGAACGATGTTGTTATAACTGTTGATGTGTATGAAACCATATCTGATATTTATCCACAAGAACAAATTGATGTTCAAACACAAGTTGAAATATCTTTTGAATCTACCAAGGAAATTGCAGCGCAAAATAATGTTATTTCGTCATCTTCTGTTGTAAATGATAGAATTGATTTGTTTACGAGATTAGCAGACAATGCAGACGATTATCAAGAAGTGTTGACCCAGGGTAATAATGCATTAAACAATGTAAATGAACCAATTCAGTATATGAGAGACACATCAGATCTATTAAGATCTCCTGCACGGTTTTATCAATCTGTTGTGAATAAGCTTAATATTTTGGAAGAATCATTTACTGATCTTCTGAATGCGTTCACCGGAGCAATAACATTAAATGAAAGAATTTTATTCGAAAATGTTGGTGCAAATACTATTGCATCAATGGCTGAAGCAGTTGTATTCAAAGCTAATGACATTGCTGAAGAACGTGATTTACCAAAGTTAGGAGAAGATTATTTGACAAGGTCTTCAGTTATATTGACAATTTCAAGAATAAATAATTACTTTGATCAATATCAAGAAAGACTCACGGAATTAACAAACGAAGATTATTTACCAAGCGCTGAATTAAATAGGTCCGTTCGGGAAACATTAAGGTTAGCAACATCGCAGCTATTTAATATTGCTCAAAACTCATTGCAAGAGAGAACTTATACATTGATAACTGATATGGACCTGATAACACTGCATCATCGTTTATTCGGTAACATAAATAGTGAATCAATTAGATCATTTGTTGATCTCAATGATTTATCATTTTCGGAATTGCTTATAATTGAAAAGGAAAAAACTGTTAATTACTTGTTATGATTAGATTGAGATTAAACGGGAGGTATTATGAAAATTTTCAGTCATTAAATGTGTCATTGAAGCTTAATACAGTTGCAAGTACATTTAATTTTGTTGGATTAAATGAATTTTTTGGAGTTTTAAAATATGAAAAAGCACGTGTTTATTTCGACAATGATTTAATAATTACAGGGACTATACTAAATCCTGCATATGAGTTTACAAAAACGCCAACGTTAGTGGCGGTAAACGGTTATTCACTCCCTGGGATACTAGAAGATTGTAATTACCCGACTTCTCTTTATCCAACTGAATTCAATGGATTAAGTCTTAGGCAAATTGCCCAAAAAATATGCAATTATTTTAATATAACATTAAAAGTATTTCCTAATGCCACTAATCTTGCTAATCAAATATTCGAAAAAGTAAGTATTTCAGAAAGTGAATCTATCAAACAATTTCTTACAAAATTATGTAATCAAAGGGGACTGGTCCTTGCTCATGATAATTTTGGAAGATTGTTAATATACAGAATAACAAATACTGTTGGATCATCGTTGGATTTATCTGGTAATGATAACATAACTATTAATTATACGCCAAATGCCCAAGGATTTCACAGTGATGTTACAGTTTTGAATCAATCAAATAGAAGAAAAAGAACTACGGAACAGGTAAATGTTCGAAGTCCATTTGTATCAGGAATAACACGTCCTATTGTAAGAAAATTGACAGATGGAGAAAACATTAGGGATACAGCAAGAAAAATTATATGTGATGAAGCACGTAATTTTAAGCTAAAACTTACATTTCCGGATATGGTTAATTTTAGGGCTGGATTTTATCTAACACTTGAAGAACCAACTATATTAAAATCAAGAACAAGGTTTTTAGCAGAATCGGTTGATTTTAATGTAACAAAATCAAGTACAACCACAATTATAACAGCGGTATTGCCTTGTGTTTACACCGGGATACTACCGCGTTCAAATCCATTTAAATAATGCTTATAATTTCCAATATACTTGAAAATATAGCTAATGCTTCTGAAAGTATTAGGCGAATAAAAGCCAGAACTTTCGGTTCTAACGTAGAAACGGCGGAGAATATTATGGAACCAGGAAGTGATTATAAGGTACCTGAAAACATGCAAGCTATTTTTGCTAAAACTTCAAATAGTAGCGAAACTGTTATAATAGGTTATTATAATGATCACATACTCGAAGATCTTGCTGATGGAGAAAAAGGACATTTTAGTTTTGATACTTCAGGGCCCCAAGCATTTATTAAATATCGGGTAAATGGTAATTTGGAATTAAATGGTAATGATGATTTTGCTGTAAGATATACTATATTGAAAGAGGAATATGATAAAACAAAAGATGTTCTTGATTCGATAGTTCAAATATTGACCGGATCTCCAATTACTGAACCGGGTAATGGGGCGCCAAGCGCATTGCAAACAGCATTAAGTGCTGCATTAACAGGAAAGATAACCGGAGATATATCTGCATCTAAAGTTGAAAATGTAAATTTACCTTCCTAATACCGATAGGCAATTATGTAGCAGTTTACATTTTTTTTTTATATTAGTATAAGTTTAGTTACTAGCGAATGCTAGATTTGGTTAAAGCGGGGTGTGCTTCCATACGTCCCGCTTTTTTTTATAAAAATTTTTGTTTTTTAAATATAAAAAAATATATTTGCTCAAAATATAACCAAACCAAACATGTTATCAAAACAATTTACATCTATAATTGAATTGCTTGACACATTTCCAACAGAGCAGTCATGTATAGATTACCTTGTAAAAATGAGATGGAAAGATAAAGTTATATCGCCATTTTCAAAGCACTCAAAAGTATATAAGTGCAAGAACAACCGTTATAAGTGTGTACATACCGGAAAGTATTTTAATGTGAAAACCAATACCTTATTTGACAACACCAAAATAAGCTTAAGAAAATGGTTTGTGGCAATTTGGATAGTTACTTCATATAAGAAAGGAATAAGTAGTATACAATTATCAAAAGAATTGTGCATAAATCAACGATCTGCTTGGTACATGTTACATCGTATTAGAAAATGTTTTAAGAATAAAATAGAGGCTTTAAATGACAATGTAGAAATCGATGAAACATATATAGGAGGCAAGAATAAAAATCGGCATTTTAGCAAGCGTATTAAAAATTCGCAGGGCAGGTCCTATAGAGACAAAGTTCCCGTTGTTGGAATGGTTGAAAGAAATGAAAATCAACATGAACGTAAAGGCTTGCAAGTGCCTTAAACAATACTTGTACATATAATTCACATAAATTGAAGGCTCACAGCAATGAGAGCCTTCTTTTATTTAATAACGTGTAAAAAAATACATAATTACCATTGTTTATTTAATTTTATTGAATATATTTGTAGAGAATAAAAAAATCAAAAATGGAAAAAGAAAAAATGACAATCCATAGAGGATTAGCAGAATTAAAAACTATTGATAAAAGAATAGAAAAAAAAATTAATAGTTTTACTCCTATAGGAGCGTCTAAAAATGGTCAAATGCTAAATGTTCCAAAATCAGAGGATGCTTTTAAAAAAGATGCGATGAGCGATTATCAATCTATTTTAGATTTAATTAATAGAAAACAAAAAATTAAATCTGCAATAATATTGGCAAATTCTTCAACTATAGTTACAATTTCCGGAAAAAATATGACTATATCAGAGGCAATAAATTACAAGGAAATAATTGACCTAAAAAAACAATTGTTACAACAAATTCATAAATCCCATTCATCAGTTGTTTCAAATTACAATCGTATGAACGAGGATGTCGAAAAAACAGCTTTGAAAAATGCTCAAATATTATTGGACAAAGATGTAAATGAATTGTCTCCAGATATCGATCAAGAAATGAAAAAAATTATCGATACTTTTACGGAAAATCATAAACCAAATCTTGTTGATCCGTTGACATGTACTTCGATAATGGAAGTATTGGATAGTGAATCTGATAAATTCTTTACTGAAATAGATTATGTTCTTTCTGAAATAAATGCATTAACCTTTATTGAGGTGTAAAATATTTTGACTATGCGAAAAACAATAAATTTAATACCGATCTACACGGATTTGTAGAAAATGTTTTTGCAGGTTCGAATCCTGCCGGTCCCACAAAATAAATAAATTGGGACCGTGGCGAAATGGTAAACGCAACTCTTTAGGGTAGAGTCAAATAAACAAAACGATCAAAAGGTCATCGGTTCAAGTCCGATATATCACGAAAGTGATATTAGTTCAGAGGTTAGAACGTTTGATTAATAACTGGAAAGATTAAATTTTAAATCTAAAAGTTAAAAGTTTAAGTATTAAAGATTTTAATTATGAAAGATAAAATATTAAACTTTAAAGATTTTTTAAATCCAGTGTTTAGTTTTATTAGCAGATTAAAGCTATTTGTTTTGTATCTGGCTGCATAGTCAAAAAAAATATTGTTTTATAGTTTTCATTGAAATTTTGTTAATGACATGGCCGGGGTAGCGACCGGCCATATTTTAAAAAAAATTAGTTTCCATGTTTTTAGGGTTTGGTTAGTAGTAGTTTGGCCGGTTTTGAAATATAAACCGGCTTTTTTCCTAAAAACACATACAACCATCGGTTGAAAGCAAAAAATTAGTATCTTTACAAATCAACAACAGATTTGTCATTTCTTTCATTACTGATTTATGGCCCGGATGGTATCCGGGCTTTTTTCATCTCATTAATTAAGGAATTAACCTAATAATTAATATAAAATCTATACTAATGGATGAGATAATGAACCAACTGGCAAAAAAAGTAAGCTTTGAAATTTTCGAATCAAACCAAGTTAGAAATGTAATTGGTGCTCAAAAAAAACTTAAATTCGATTATGAAAATCGTAAATATGAGTTAACTGTATATGCTTCATGGGATAAATCGAGGTATTATGGTTATTCCGTGAAAGGAATAGGTTTTAATTATGAAAAAAGTGAAATTGTTGCCGGAAGATTTTAAAAAAAGTGACATCAAATTTGCATATGTTATTTATTGTTCGTATATTTACAATGAACATTTAAAACATAAAGATATGAAAACTATAAGTCAAAAATACGGAATAGGAAATATCGAAAAAGAATACGATACTTATTACGAAGTATATTGGGCAGATTATGATAAAACAACCAAAGTTTTAAAGCAGTTTGCAAAATTGTATGAGACAGAAGATGAAGCAAATAATGCATTAGATAGCTTAGAAGATAGAGTAAATGAAAGACCTACAATAAGTTCAGAGCAGGTACATGCGATGGAGGAAATGAGAGAAAAAGCATTGCGTAACCAACGCCCTTCATGGATGAGGTAGAAAATAAAAATACAAAAATGCCCCTGTTCCTTTCGAGGTCAGGGGATTTTTTACTAAAAACACATAAATAAATAATGAAACTACTAAAAACAACCTTGGCCCTTATACTACTAGTATTATTTACCATATTGATATTATCAATATTTGGATGTTCCAATGTTCAATATGTTGAAAGGTATGAAAAAATTGAATATTGGAAAGTTGTTTATTGCGACTCCATCTGGATCCTAATAAAGGACAAAAAAGGTAAAATGATTTATTTTGATAATGATAAATATGAAAATTATAGTCCTGGTGATACATTTTTATATAATCCGGATCATTTTAAAAGAAATTTATCTTTTTAATAATAAAAAATATAATTAATGGAAAAATTAAATCGGTTAAAAAAACAAAACAATGAAGATTTATTTAGCTAGCAGTTGGGAAAATAAATACCAACCTCACATTGTAGGTTTGTTAAGATGTTATGGACACGAAGTTTACGATTTTAGAAATCCAAATGATAAAGACGATGGTTTTTCATGGTCTGATATAGATCCCAATTGGGAAAAATGGAGTTTTGATAATTTTAAAAATGCATTGAATCATCCTATAGCTGTAAATGGATTTAATAAAGATTTTGATGCCATGAAATGGGCTGATTGTTGCGTTTTATTATTGCCATCTGGTCGTTCTGCACATACCGAAGCTGGATTTATGAAAGGAGCAGGTAAGAAAGTCATAGTCTGTATTCCTCAATTTGAAATCTCTGAATTAATGTATAAAATATATGATGAAATTGTATCCAACCCAATAGACTTAATACATTCATTAAACAAGTTGAAAATTTAACTTTTTTGACACATAAAAAAACGATAAAAACACGTAAAAATTAGCATAATTTGCACAAAATGATATTTATGAATCAAGAAATAAAATCGATTCTTAAAAATGATACGATTAATTATAAGATATTTTTATATCCATCAAGGATAAATACTAATGTATGTTTTGTATTTGAGGAAGAAAATCAAGATCATCACATTATTATTGACCGGGAAGATGTGCTTACATATAATGAAGCTGTCGGTTTTTTTTCAGAGGATTATGAAATTCTTAAAAAACATCCTGGACCATATAAACCATATAAATATTGTATATCAATTTTAAAAGATAATATCGATGGAAATAAAGAACATACATAAACATGCAGGGTGGTATGCATCTTATATGAATGCCAATGATGGAGGTAATGATGCACAGGGTGAAGCTTTAATAAAATGCCAAATAAAGAAGATAAAACAGCTAACCGAACTTATGGATAATATTAAAGGAGAAATCGAACTTGCAGAGCAACCACAAGAATACCATGAAAAAACTGTTTTAGCTTCGATTAAAGCACTAATTGATCAGACAGGAGAAGTTGAGCACAAAAGTGGGTATTTTAAGTGGGTAGGCTAATGCACTACAAACTATGTTATAAATCTGCCGGAAATGGAATTAAAACAATGGATAAAGATAAATTAGAGGCAATGATTAAATTAGGCATTGCGGCGTCAAAAGCAGGAGAAAAATTAAGAAAAGTAATGTTATCAATGAGGAATGTGCAACGATGCAATCAATCTCATAGCGAATCGAAGTAAATAAAATTATAAATTATGAAACGAGAACAAATTGAAGTTATTGAAATAGCTGATAAAGATGCTCTTTTAATTAAATCAAACGTATTGAACACTTATAATAAAATATATTTATTAAATGGAGAAGCTATTAGTGAAATGGTTTTAAAAAACGATTTTATAATGTTTAAAAGCGACAAATTACAATCGCTTAGTAAGTCTAAAGAATTAATTCACTATAAAAATGGTGAAAATATAATGGATGTTGAAACATATAAATCTAAACCAACTTACTATGATGATGATTCTACAGACGAACAAACGTTAAGAGCTATTGCAAATAAAAAAGAATTAAACGGATATGAAGCGATATATAAAGAACCTGGGCCTACTGATATTGAATTTAAAATAGTAGGAGCAATAATTGATACAGAGTCTAAGTTTATAACAACTACTATATATGGCAGATATAGCAATAAAGAAGTTACTTTCTCAACAGAGGCAAGAAGTATTGCTATTGATGAATACCGAAAGTTAAGTGAGAAATATTCGGAACACGGTAGGTTTCAGAAGCCAGACAGAAATAACCTTCGTTTTGTACAAATAAATGGAAGTTATGCATTTGGCGATAGTAAGCCTTTTGGTGATAGAAGCTATTGGAAAACATTTACTTCTTTAGAAGAAGCTAAAAAAGAGGAAGAATGGGCAAGAAAAGAGGTTAGAGCTATTGTAGAAAGATATATTTTTGATAAAGACATAACAACAACAAAAAAGTTACAGATATTAGATAACTTAAAACTAATTAGAAAATTAAGAACGTTAAAGAGTAAAGATGACTCTATAGATGTATTAATAAAAGATTTAGCTGATTACTTAAAATATACAAAATAACTATGAACACGGATAACATAAACCCACTTATGGGAGATATAATAAAAGCGCATAGCGAGCCAGTAAAAGAATTACAACATCACAAAGATACAACAGTTGGATTATGGGCTTTCGACTGCAACCCAAAAGAGTTAATTCGAATATTTGTTAATAGTCAAAGTGATGCGTGTAGTTTATTTACAGAAGACCTAGATAGGTTAATTGAAGATTGGATAAGGTTTTGTAATGATGAAAACAAAGTAGAGAGTCCATTTTTTCAAATAAAATAAAATCAACATGTATTACGATGAAATTAAAATGGATTTTACGCATGTAAAAAGTTTAAGCGTAAAGCAAATAGGACACAATAAAGAACATAACGTTCTTGGCGTAGAAATGAACAACGATGCCGTTTATTATTATTTAGATGTTACAAGAGATATATTTCAGATAATGATTAAACAAACAGCTATTGGTAGTTGGATGCATCGGAATATTAGAGGGAAATATAGATATATAAGGATTAGGTAATATGGAAAAATTTATAATATTAAAAATGCAAGCTGAAGAATAGCTTACATCAAAAAATCCAATTTATTCAGTTGAAGATGCGGTTAAGAAATTTCAATTCCACCATAGTTCGATTAAGAGAGCACATACGACGAAACGAGCTACAAACGCAAGCATGGCTTATATACCATGTTGTAGTTTCGTTTTAATGAACTACAACGTTGAGCGTAAGAATAGTAGCGGATTATTAACCACTAAATTTGATTAAATGAGCGAATGTGAAAAAATAAAAAAAGGGGAGGGCATTAATTTTTTTAATGTAGATAACATTGAATTTATGAAAGCTACTCCAAATAACTTTTACGACTTGGCGATAGTAGACCCACCATATGGACTTGATTTAGCTAATATGAATATGGGTGTAGGAAATACGCCAAAAGCAAGTAAGATAGAAAACAGAAAGTGGCAACCTAAAGACTGGGATAAAAACACCCCGACAAAAGAATATTTTGAGCAGTTATTTAGAGTAAGCAAGAATCAAATTATTTGGGGGGGCAACTATTTTGATTTACCTATTTGCAGAAAGTTTATAATTTGGGATAAAGAAGTACCAGAAGGATTAAGTTTTTCAGATTGCGAATATGCTTGGACTTCTTTTTCAGGAGCAAATAAAATGTGTCGATATAGTGCATATAAAAATAAATCAGAGAAATTCCATCCGACACAAAAACCACCACACTTATACCAATGGACTTTGCAAAATCATGCAAAAAAAGGATGGAAGATACTCGATACACACGGAGGAAGTGGAAGCATTGCTATTGCTTGCCACGATGAAAAGTTTGATATTGATATTTGCGAAATAGATACGGAATACTTTGAATTAAGCACTAAACGATATGAGCTGCACAAACGCCAACTCCAATTGTTTTGAAAAAACAAAAGCGGGCTGGCTTTTTATTTTTGTTTTAAACGTTTCTAATGGGATTCCTGCCTCTCGAACATCTCTTGCTGCTCTTAGGGGGTGGCTATATCCATAAGTTTTTTCTAAATCTTCAGTAGAAATGAATCCGTGTTTAAGAATGTGGTCAATTACTATTTTTGCCCTCTTGTTTGTTATTGATTTTGCAAGTTTTAAAAAATCCTTTGGGTACTTCTTTTTCATAAATTATCAAATAATGTCGGTTGCATAGTTAATGTTTGCTGTTTTTTCTCAAAATCAATGTTTTGGACAATGTTATCCGAAATGTACAGAGCCTCATAAGTCCTTTGATTTCTATTGTGTAATGTAGCTATTGATGACCGACCTGCATCAATCTCTATTTTATGTAAATTTAATTTTTCAGGAAGTTCCTCTCCGTATGTCTTATCTCCTGTCCTTCCATCGTAGCTTAAAATGAATGGAATATTTCTTTCGTTTAATTTATGCAAAGAAATAATAAAATTTTCTCTACTTAAATTTTCTAAATATCTAAAGCCTCCATTCTTCGCCGTTCCTTGATAAGGCGGGTCCATATAAACTAAATCTCTTGGGGTTGCCATTTCCAAAATTTTCTCATAATCCATTGAGTAAAATGTTGATTTTCCCTTTAATAGATTTGAGACATTCATTATGTCATATCGCATATTTTCAGGTCTTCTCCCTTTTCGTCGTTTATCTGGACTTTGGTTAAAATTTCCGTCGGCATTGTACCTTACTGCAGCCTTTACACATTTTGCAAGCAAAAACAATAAGTATTTAGGTTCTTGAGTTTTATTAAATTCCTCTCTTATCTGATAATAATATTCTTCTTCGTTCCCAAGCTGACCAGTCCAAATTTCATGATAATCAGCAACTATTTTTTCGGGACTATTTACTATTTTTTGCCACAGTCCAATTAAAGGTTCGTTAATGTCATTTACAATAAAACTGTCTGCTTTAAAATAAAAAGCAGATGAGATTGTCATTGCAGCCGAACCAGCAAAAGGCTCAATTAATCTGTCAATTTGCTTAGGAAAAAATCGCATAATTTCATTAGCAATATTCCTTTTGCTTCCTTGATATGGTATTGGATGTGGAATTTTCATATAAAATCATTTTTTACAAAATTACTCATTAATTGTCATGCTTTCAATTTTAGCACACGGTTTTTCTTAAATGGGGCATAACTAGTGTATATGTGCACCATCTTCAACCCCAGAAAAACCGTTAAAATAAATTACAAAACATGACAGTATATAAACAATTGATTATTAATTCAAAAGGTACTGTGAAACGTTCTGTAAAAGACGGAATTTTGTTGCGATG